CGGGTCCAGCGGGTCCAGCGGGTCCAACGGGTCCAGCAGGTCCAGCGGAAGCCGGCGTTGACCCAAAGATTGACGGAGCCGGAGCCGGAGCCGGTGTTGAGCCGAAGATTGGGTTTACGTTCTGCTGCGGGCTGTTGGTAATGTTTACATTCGGATTAATATTCAGCGATGGTGTCTGGTTAGTGCTGAATGTTTGGGGCATGTTTGTCCTTGAATCCAATGTATTGCTGAGCGTCTGCGGAAGAATTGTACCCGAATCATCAAAAGTTGCCGTTTTGTAGCCATCGGTTCCAAGTACATCCGGAGTTAATGTATCGGGTTGCTTACCATCGAAAGAATATTCGGGAGGCGTTACCTCTTCCTCAAACATCAATCCGACAAAGTAAGCACCAACACTTCCAATTAATAGTGGGACTCCGTAGTACACAGCCGAAGAAGACATGACACGCTTATTTATCTATCTTATATTTCAGTTTCAATTATAATGCTTCACTTGGTAGAAGGAGTGTCTGCGAAGATTGAAAATAATCTTATTTGGGTAAAATCTATCCGAGATAGTATATTTTCGTGGTGGTTCAACTTGACTATATTCGTTATAGTTATTGGGTCGTTCGCGTATTTTTTATATATGAGTTACGGAACTGCTGTTCCCGATGAATTGAAGAGCATACCGTTTGAGCCCCGCACGTGGAATAATGCCGTGCGAAATGTTCCCACCACAAATTATGGACAAATACCTCAAATTGAAGCTGGACCTGGTATACAAGGATTTACCGGTGGAAGCCGCGGAACAACGTTTTAAAGAACTCGCAGAGCCATTACTGGAAGCTGCGCCCGCGCCTCCTCCGGCGCCGATTCGCCGCAAAGCACGAATTCCCAAGAAGAAGTAAGATGCCATCTGCTTCAAACTACACAAACAAAATGCGTGTTAGTGCGGCCGCTCGTAACGTCAAGGTTCAATATCCAGGTAACATTGGGAACTTGACGCAGTCGCTGCTACCAATCACTTGTAATATACCCAACTCGAGGTGGGACAGTATAGAATATAAGGAGGTATGCTTCTTATCACCTAAATTCGTTCCTAAACCCCCGCCACTGTCGTCGTGTGCTACAACAGAATACTTTTATGATTCGGGCGGACCAGATGCTGTTAATGACCCATGTTCTATAATGAATGGCGACGGTATTAATACCGAAGGAGCTATCCTTTTAGATGCTGGCAGAGAATGTTAGGATATTATAACAAATGTCGTGTAGTTCAACACAGAAAACTAGATTCCAGTTACGTCGAGCGACCGAGGCACAGTGGGCTGCGAGTGGGGTCACCTTGCTTCCGGGGGAACCGGCGGTTAGTACAGATACCAAACAGATAAAGATAGGCACCGGCGCTCTGTGGAGTCAGACAGACTATATAAATTTAGCCGGAGGAGTTGGTACTGTTGGAACACCTACCACACTCGCTACCCTTATAGTATTAACTCCTAGTTCTAAAACTGGAACTACTATAAATCTATCATCTCAAGTTACACTATCCCAAAACCAAGCAGTTGCTTTTAGCTCAGCTGTAGAGAATCTAGCACTTAATACGGTATATTTTGTGTTTGCTAGTGTTACAAATTCAAATATAGTTCTAGTAAAAACGTCGATAGCAAGTTCTTCAGCATATTAACATTATTCGTAACTGTAAGATAAATGGCGACAATTAATGACCCTAAGACATTTACAGTTACCAATCTCGGTGACACTGTAATTAGTATTGAAACCTTGAGTGCCTCTCTTGGAATGATAGTACAGTTCCGGGTACCCGAGTTAGATGTCGGAGATTCACTACGTATTGGATTATTCAGCCCAGATACTACAGCTGCCGCAATCGCTGGCGATAATGATGTTAATTTTGCGTTTTATAATACTGAAGAAGGACGAGTTTTACAAGCAAATATACGCAGTGAGGTCTTTTTGATTGACCCCGTGATACCTTACGTACCTGGAGATTTATATACTATTTACGCAGACAATCACAATGTTATTTTATACCATGAAGGTATTATTTTGTTAAGCCGAGATACTTATATTGCCGGGGAAACCTTCAGATTCAAGATGACATATGATGCAACGAGCACGGGTAATCCTATCACGTTTACCGATGTGCTGTATTATTCCACGGGCAAGCCTGGATTAGATGGCCCATCGCTGACTACTATCAGTACTCCGAATCCGAACCATATTATAGACCCAACAAAGTACAGATTTACCCAAACCGAGTCAATAACATCATTTGAGTCCGTCAATGGTGACCAAGAGGGAGCATACGTACAATTTCAAACTCCCCCCACCTTTACAACTGGAAGTGGTCCCGCTGAGATATCAATTGGGTTGGCATCGTTCAGTGTGAACGGAGCAGATGAGTTAGTACGAGAAGAAACTTATAAGTTTAAACTTACAGCTTCTGACCCCACGAGTTCAATTGGTTTTTTGATAGATACTTATGCGGGAGGAGAATTAGTAGAAGCTGATTTACCTCTAGCGGATGCTGTAAACTATCAAGGTAATGCTATTTGTTCTATATATGCCGATTCTTCAACTATATATTTTAAAATCAATGGCGTAGTAATCATAAGCGTATCTCAGTCGGCTGGTCGTATATTTTTCCTACATGGGTCGTCGGCTTTGGAGAGATTCGTAGACATCGGTATGCTGCGATTTTACCCAACAGGTAAGATTGGACCTTCTGGCGGACCAATCGGACCCAGAGGTGAGGCTGGCGCTACTGGGGCCACCGGGGAGAAAGGCGGTAATGGTGATAGAGGTGCCACCGGACCTACTGGTTCTACTGGGGCGACAGGTAATACAGGATTAACCGGTGCGACTGGACCTACGGGAGCTACTGGGGAGAAAGGTAATCAGGGGTTCGCAGGAGCCACTGGAGCCCCAGGCACCACAGGGACGACAGGTACGACAGGGACGACAGGGACGACAGGGACCACAGGGACCACAGGGACCACAGGGACCACAGGTACGACCGGCACAACAGGTGAAATAGGACCTACTGGACCACAGGGCCCTACCGGAAGCACAGGTGAAATAGGACCTACTGGACCAGCCGGACCGCAAGGACCTACCGGTAACGTAGGACCAGAAGGCCCAATCGGACGTACTGGACTTACTGGAGATTTCGGTCCAGTCGGACCAGCTGGACCTACTGGCTCTACGGGAGCAAGCGGACCAACAGGTTCTATTGGTTTAACTGGGGAAACCGGACCAGCTGGACCTACTGGTTCTACCGGAGTAGCAGGGCCAACTGGACCAACGGGTTCTATTGGGTCAACCGGTGCAACTGGACCAGCTGGACCAACTGGTTCTACCGGAGTAGCAGGGCCAACTGGACCAACAGGTTCTATTGGGATGACAGGTGCGACCGGACCAGCTGGACCTACCGGACAGCAAGGTCCTACAGGTTCTACAGGTTCTACAGGAGCCACAGGTTCTACAGGTTCTACAGGTCCTATCGGGCTAACAGGTGCTACCGGACCCACAGGAGCCACTGGAGGCACTGGTTCGACAGGACCAACTGGACCAACTGGACCTATTGGACCCACTGGACCCATTGGACCCACTGGGCAGGAAGGTTTGCCAGGACTTACTGGACCTGATGGAGCCCCAGGTTCTACAGGTCCTATGGGGCCAGAAGGATTGCAGGGGGTAGAAGGGCCTACTGGACCAACAGGACCAACTGGAGCCACAGGACCAACTGGTGCAGGAGCCACGGGAGCCACTGGGTCCACAGGACCAACTGGTGCAGGAGCCACGGGAGCCACTGGACCAACAGGAACCACAGGAACCACGGGAGCAACTGGAGCCACAGGAGCCACAGGAGCCACGGGACCCACAGGAGCCACAGGAGCCACGGGACCCACAGGAGCCACGGGAGCCACGGGAGCCACGGGAGCCACTGGAGCCACGGGAGCCACTGGAGCAACCGGAGCAACCGGAGCCACAGGAGCCAGTGGGGTACCCGTTTTAGGAAGAGTTGTAATTGTAGACCGAATAAATGGTAATGATACATTGGGTGTACCCGGACAATATCCATACGAAACAGTTCAAGCAGCTATTAATGCAGTAGCACTTGCGTCTCTTTCCGGATGGACAATTTGGGTAATGCCCGGAGTGTATTTGCTACCAAGTGGAATAACTATCCCAGATTTTTGTTGTCTTCGTGGATTGAATGTACAAACATGTGTAATCGCTATGGAACCCACTACTTCGACTACAATGATAACTATGGGGGGGTATACTCGGGTTGAAGATTTAACATTAATTCTTTCATGTGCTACGGGCGAGAATAATATCAATCTTGTTGGAGTTGAATTTCCGAACTCTTCTTATGGAGCAACAAGCCAGATTTCAAAATTACGTACATGTGTTCTCAACGTTGATAATGCAGAGGTTGCAGATATAGCCCTTAACTCGAACCTAACCGGTATTCTCGCTAGTGGAACAGGCGGGTTATCAGATTCAACGTTCTCATTCAATAGCGTAGAGGGTTGTACGATTAATGTTCGGTCTAACGGTGGAGGTCTCAAGCGAGGAATACTGGTGTCCAGCTCAAACCAAATCAGTACACGCGATACCAATATATACGTAGCCGCTCCGTCCGATACATCTTCAACTGGTTCGTATGTTGGCGTTGAAACGAATGACGAATCTTCGGGTAACCAGGGTTCAATTCAATTACGTTCTACTACGATTGGAACGGTTCGTCCAGAAGTTGGAGATTTATATACCGCATCGGACATTCTGCAAACTACTCCTGCTACGATAGATAATCCGACGTACTTAGCGAGCCCGGGTATTCAACTTGGACCTGGTGTTGACTTAGTAACTAAAACCGCAGGTGGGTTGGGGTTCAGTACGTACAACTATCCAACTACGCTGTATTACGGATTAAGAGGTGACCTCAAAAGCGGTACATCGGGCGCTTATATGTGGCTGGGAACCCAAGCGGTATCTGCGGGCACATTCCCAGACCCGACTACGTTGTATCCCGCTTATTACCGAGCACAACAGCCATTTATTTTGAACGGATTGAATGCTCATCTAACAGGACCTCCTACTTCGACTCATACAACTACTGTTCAAGTTCGCCGCACACCGGCTGGGACTACTGGAACAGCAAATGTAACTGGTTATTCAGTAACACTTACGGGTTCGGAAACAGATAAATCAATTTATAATAAATCACAAACATTCGCGGCGGGTGATTTGATTCACGTTTACTTAACGTATACTGGAAACAATTCGAACTTATCACACGACTTAACAGTACAGCTAGACTGTTTCTAATTGAAGGTGAACAAATACAACGTCTGGTTCAAATCAGCCACAATTGTATCACGAATGTTCAGAAGGTCGGTGTCGGTTCTCTTTAACTTTTTCGGCAGTTCTGAGTTCATCCAACTTATAGCATCCTGTATGAACCGAGTAGCTTCTTTGTCGGAATGATTTAGCAAACGAATCGCAGAAGTTCGCCCACTCAATTTGGGGCGTCCATATTTACCAACATAGACTTCAACAAACTGGTCTATATTGGTATCTAATTTTCCAACTAATTCATCTGTCGCAATATGACGTGGGTATTTCATAGTCTGCCAGTGGTACAGTTTTACCTGATTACGTAAAGTCATCATCAAGTGAATTATTTCAGCGGACATTTACTTTCTCTCGGGTAAAGTTTTATCTACTGGCGTAGGCTGGGAAGTAAACAGTCCGTTAACGAGTGCCTGATTTGTGGGCGATACACCGAGCCAAGTTGCCGACATGGCATCATACTTTGCCTGTAACTCTGGGTTAGGTGGCGTTAACCCCTGAAATCCAGTCCACCAATCGGATTTATCATCGGAGGATTTATACTTTACTGCACCGGGTTCAGTACACTTTGGGTGGGCTTGACTCCCGACTGCGTTGGCGTATCCATTCCAATTACCTTCCATTTGTTAGTTTGTTCGTATAAAATAAGAATGAAAGAATTGAAGAATCCTGAGGATGTCAAGAAGAGCATGAAATCCACAAAACCGGTAGCGATATTCTTCTATATGAGTACTTGTCCCCACTGTACGGTAATGCATTCGCCGTGGGATAAGCTGTCTGACGAAATGAAAGACGTTGATTTCGAAAAGGTAGAAAGCGAACACGTTCCATCCGACTTGGGCATAATGGGATACCCTCATTTCGTGCTGGTCAAAGATGGGAAACAAAAGAAGACCGCTGGAGGTGAAATGACCAAAGACGAACTAAAGTCAAAGTTATTTAGCAGCGCCGGAAAACGTTCCAATCGGGGTCGTTCCCGTCGGCTTCGTCGTAGTAGACTCAAGTCCAGACATCGCACCGCGCGCAGACGAGTGTCCTTCCGATAACAACTTTCCGCCACGGGACGGAGCAGCCGACGAGGTATCTGCTTCGTCGTATCCCTTGGCCAAAAACGACAGGAACCCATCTTGGTCGTTAGGAACCTTCGCAGACTGAAGGGTGTGAAACGTTCGCATCGCCTGAGTTTGGTCGAACAAATCAGATGTGTCCATGTGAATGTCGCGTGTCTTCTGGAATGCTTTGTAAATTTGAGTTCTCACCTCTTTGTCGTCTACCGGTGCCGCATCGCCTCGGTCGGGATTATCAACTATATCAGTCAGTACAACGTTCATAAAAGGATTATCGGGAGTAGGCATGGTATATTTCTTGCTAGTGGGTTTTACATAGTCTAAGTATGCCTCCAGCTTTTTACCGTGGGGGAACAGTTTGTGTAGCAGGATACTTGCTAGTGCGACCACCGGGGCGGCATAAATATACGAGGTGTTCCCCGTAGTAGCCGTAAGTAACAGAGATGAGTATATCGCAAACCGAAGAACTGAATTCAGCGCCTCGGTTGTAGTCATGGATTGTAATGGAACAAAATTAGCCCATTTATCAGCTTGGAATAAAATACTCGGGTCGTCAAACCAGAACTTTTCTGTCATCTTATTCTAACGCTGAGTTTTTTCGCGTTGTTTTCTCTGTAGTCGCATAAGCATTCGCTGACGGCGGGCTTCTGGCGAGTTCGACATCATTACAGAAGAACCGACTTCGCCTCGTCTCCCACCCATCATTTCGTTGAACACATTTCCAAACAAACTTTGTACCTTTGCCTTAATGCCCTCGATATCCGACATCAATTGCTGTTGATTGATTTGACCATTCTCAAGCTTGTTTTTCAAAAGTTTTTGTATCGAGTCAATTGCCTTTTTCATAACAGGGTTCTCGGGGTTGCGTACAAGTTCCATAAGCTCTGTGGGGTTATCGAAAGACAGACCGAGCGATTCAACATCAAATTCTTCTATGATATCCGCTACGACCTTTGCACTACGCAAGTTTGTGGCGTAATCAAACATTTCTTGTAGATAATCTTCAGTCTTGTCGTCGTTCAACAGTCGCTCAACTTCGGTGTTCGTCTCTCCAGTGTTACCCCACAGTGACTTAACCGCGCTCAAAACGGTACCAATCTTCTTCTTGATGTCTCCGTGAAAGAACGATGAAAACAAACACATGTGCAAAGCCTTCCACATAGTATCACTCGGTGCTAGTTCGGATAGATTGACTCCATACAGAATACGTTCGGAACTGAAGAAATCTGCATTTTTCTGTAGAAGAGTTAGTACACCAGAATACATCGCTTCCATCTCGGTTACGTTAGCGTCTTCGTTCGCCTCAGAAAACGTAACGTCCGGATACTCTTTCTGTAACTCTTCCAGCGAATTCTTGAACGTGTCCATATTAGTAGTTGTTAATCTAATCTATTAAAACTCTTCGTCCATTTGACTTTCAAAAGACCGCAAGCTATTTTGATATCCTGTTTCCAATTGAGTAATTAACTGCTTTATTCTCGCAATAATACTCAGCATATACCTGTAATAATCTGGTACTCCTTGTTGGTTCAGTGGGAGTGGTTCGGAAAGTTTCTTCAGCTCTTGGTATATTTCATCCATATACCTATAATTTATAAACGATTTCCCCCACGAGAACCCATCAGCTGGCGGTCAGAATCACTCAGGCACACGCATCCCGAGTCGGTGTTGAATGGTGACGGGCAGCACGACGGTGATACCTTGGGGTCTGATAGAAACATGAGGCGGGGCTCCATCGAAGAATTCAGCGGGGCAGAACCTGCGGGAACCTTCTCGTTAGGCAGCCATCCCGACGCACCCGGCTGGCTCAGACTGTCGTAGGGTCCCATGGCGGTTCCGCCCGACGGAGCACCGATTTCTTTCTGCATGAAAGTTTCGCGAGCCTTGGGAGAGCTAGGTACATAATAACGCATCACTAATGCAATTACCAGAACACTGATGAATAGAGCGTATACGAACACAGTCTTGTTCATTTGTAATGAAGAAATGAATTTAATATTACGGCTTACCGACAAAAACGGATTCGTGGAACGCACTCAGTATGCGGCACCCCCAACATGGATTATGAGACACTGGCGCTGACCGAACTGAAGAAGCTAGCAAAGAATCATGTCCCCAAAATCAAGCAGTACTACATTAAGTCCAAAGCAGAGCTAATTCAAATCTTGAACATGAAAGAGTTCCCACTGGAAATGAAGGTAGCAAAGATGTCTATGGAACAACTGAGAGCCGAGGCAAAGAAGCGAGGTCACACTAATTATTGGAAGATGCGTCGGGAACAACTAGTTAAGATGCTATACCCTGACCCGCAAGAGAACGATGAGGATGATAATCATACAGAGGAACATGATGACCCAGAGGAAAGTGAATGCGAGTAAATATGGATACAAATAAGAAACAACCTTCGCCAAGATTGGTCGAAGTATGTTCTTTTCAAAGTAACTCTGGAATTCAGGGGAACTGAAAAATGCGACAGGGTCGGACAGAGGGTGCTTTTTCATAGTTTTTTGTCTTGATTTGGATATAAACTGTAAGATGAAAACCTCACAGAGCACTCGTTTAGCACTTGTACTTGGAGGAGTTGTTGTTCTGGCGTATCTGATTAGCAGCTATTCGTCTAAAAAGTCGGTGGTCAGCGAGGGGCTAGAGGCTCCGGCTACTGGTTCGTCCGCCCCTCTATCTGAAGCCGGACCCAGCGGTGTCTCCGGTTACAGCATGGGAGGTAATGCCCAGCCCACCGAGTCCGTTCAGGGCCGCCACCCAGCTTCTGCCGGAACGTATACCGAGAGCACCCTGAGTGCCAATGAGCTCTTACCCAAAGGACAGATTGGTGCGTCGTGGGCTGCCGTGAATCCCTCTGCCTCCGGCGACATCAAGGGACAGAATTTCCTAGACGCCGGTTACCACACGAATACGGCAATCGCCGGTGTTGCCCAGACGAACCGTAACGCCTCTTGGGATGTCCGCTCCGAGACGCCCAACCCCCAGGGAACTGTCGGTCCCTTCCTGAACACCACGATTGAGAGCAATCCCTTCAAGCGTGGACTTGACGCGTAAAACAAAACCTAATTAATTGTAATATGGTTCCTGCTGCCTTGCTGGGAACAGGGATTGTCCTAGCATACATGTCTAGTAATGCGCCCACTAATTTGGTACCCGTAAAATCCCAGCGGAACAACCGGACATATCAGGTTCAAAATTTACCCGACAAACAGGCTGCGTCCGAGGTAATGGCTAATATACACGATAAGTTGAACAAACTTATTGATTCGTATAAGAACGATTCCAACTCTGCTTCTGACCCACGCATCAGAACTATGGTTGAACGATTCAATCCCGAAAATATGTGCGAGAATAATGTAGATTCCAGTTCGACATCCTATTCCGAAAATAAGGGTGAGCGAATCGTTATCTGTCTGCGTGATAAACAGAAACCTTATCCTCTGATTGACGAAAATACCATCATGTTTGTAGTGTTGCACGAAATGGCTCACTTGATGACTACAACCGTAGGACACACACCTGAATTTTGGGCAAACTTCCGACGGATACTGAAGGATGCGATTAGAGCCGGTGTGTACCAAGAGGTTAACTATACCCGAGAACCCGTGGATTACTGTGGAATGAAAATCACAAGTTCCCCTCTATAAATTATACGTATGAGATAAGATGTTCCGAACTGAAGTTCAGGACGTTGTTAGTAAGCAACGTTCATTCATATCATTTTTTCCAGATGATACGATTGAAAATGTTAAACAACAAATCGCAATTTCGTCGGACTCCCATCCTGACCGAATGTATGTGCTAGTCGGAATCCGCCGCAATACCCGATACTACCAAGACGACCCACGGAACTGGGAGGCTCTGTTTCGTCGTCTCTCGTTCGGAACCGACTTCATACAGCGACCTGCCTTTTCGGTATACCAAACACAATACCGAAGTCCTGCGACAAGCATCGAATTCTCCAACTACAGTTTGGAAGAGTGGATGGCTATTCCGGATGCTATGAAACCGGTATTTCAACCCGAGTCGGCTTTTACGGAGTACTACATTTTTGGAACCGAAGAAGCAAAATCCTACGTTCTTCCCTTTGAGTACGATTCGGCGCTCACGAACAAGATTCCCGCGGCAGTCTACCCCATTCCACAAATAAAATCACTTATGTCTACACTGTATCCTTCACTATCTGAAATTTCGGGGTTTCTGTATAAGAATTACGACGACTCCGCCGAACTAGTTCAGAGTGTATATTTCCCGTTCCTGCGCAGTACAACTCCCGACCGACTCCCAGAAGACACCATTCAGTTAATTAACAAAAATTCCAAGAAACTACAAGATATTTTGGAACTACCTACGCCCGAACCAATAACCCTGACTATCCTACGGACGCGTTTCTATGTACCGTTCGTAGAGACCGAGTTCGGGTCGGCTATTCGCACCCGATTTGAACAAATGTTCTTTGGGCTGACCGTATCCAAGGATGTTCCCTATATTGGGTTGTTTACATCCAACACGGAAACTATGCGACACAAGTTCTTTGTAGAAGACGAAAATAACAAAGTAGCATGGCTGGATACCAAATTGTGGAACGCCTGGTTTACTAAATCCCGTCCCGCCCGAAACCGCCCGACTCTGCTACTGTACCGCGGAACATCGGCACAAAACTTTGACCGAATCGCAATCACCTCTACGGATATGATTTTGTCCACGTATCGCTCCGAAGGAAACAAAGATACAATTGATGAACTGAAAGAATCAATTCAGAGCTGGATGGTGTCGCTGGATTCTATATTGCCTTTCATAAATCCTAAAGACATTGTACCACCGCGATGGCAGCTACAGGATATGAGTTTGGTAGCAAAGTACAAGAAGAAAGTGAATGAGTTTGACTTACGACGATTTAACTGTGTGTCCTTCTTGTACGATATATCCGACGCAAATTCATCAACCTTCCGATTACTGCGAACCGACAATTCGGTGGACGGATTGACCAGCTTGGAAGTTAAAGTCTTACAGTTGATGCGACAACGTCCGACACTCACAGTTCAAAACGTTCAAGAAGAATTGGATGTATCACCCGAAACCGCTCGGAAACTACTGGGCGATATGGAAATTCGCAGTAACGAAGACCCGTCGATATTGGAAAAGTCGTTCCGAGGATTTCCTACTATGCAAGTTGGGGTAGATACAATTCTTATCCAGTCAGTCAATCGCATAGACATGCCCGTTCAGTATGCGAATGTTCTGCGATACATACTTTCGGAACCCGACTCGTCCGAACTGAATGCGATTTGTCCCCGTCGCATGGAAAAGGTTCCAATAGAGACTGCTATTGCCCCCGTACAAAATGTTGAAGTAGACAAGGCGTTGGTTGATGAGTATTCTGACCTGTTTGGCTACCTTGAAGAAGAGGAGGAAGCTGCTTCCCCACCCGCAGAAACTGAGGCCACAGAAGAACAGCCACGGAAAATTCAGGCTCGGCAGTCACGTAATACTCTTTATAACTATTTCAACTCACGGCTTCAGGCATTTGATTCTAATACATTTGACCCGACGGATTCCCTGTATCCCAAGAAGTGCGAACAGAAGCACCAGCCTATCATTTTGAGTGAAGAGGACCTAGAACGCCTTTCAACCACTCCGTATGACCCTCGCAACTATTTGGAGGAAAATCGTATGCTGCCGGTCGAAGACCCCAACGGAATTACAATTTGTCCCGAGTACTGGTGTACTACTGATGAAATTCCTCTGCGCGAACAGGACTTGATAGTTGACGGCGCATCCAAGAAGTGTCCCGTGTGTAAGGGTAAGGTTAAGGTAAACAAGAACGACGACCCTCGAGAATTCACAGTCATCGGTCGAGACAAAGCGTACGGCTACCCGGGAATTACCAAACATAAATCCCCCAAGAACGACCGATTGATGCCCTGCTGCTACAAGACGCCCGAAACCAAGAAAGTGAAAGATATCGAAGAGAAATACTACATTCTCGGTGAGACGAAAGGCATACCGCCGCTGCGTTCGGCTACTATACCGTCGGACATTCTGGAGTCCCTGAAAATTCGTGAATCGTACGAATTGTTCGGTGAAAAGAACCGCCGTATTCAAAAGGGATTTTCTGGGTTCTTTCGGGTTGGATTGGGACGTCCGTCGGAAAATCTTCGTACACTGCTGGGAGTAAAAGCAAATCTTCCTCGTCCGAGCGAATCGGTAGAGAGTGTATTGAAATGTTCTTTCTTGTCTACTTGGGTTAAGAAATCAGATTCAAACCTTTCAAAGATAAAAGATAAACTAAAAGAGTTAGAACTACCCGAGGAACTCGCAAAGATAATAGCAGGTATTGATGAGGCGTATGAGAAAAAGGAGTTACCTATTATGCATGAACTTGAATACTGCTGTGTAGTCCTACAGTGCGATGTGTTCCGAGTTTTTATGGATAAGAAGACACTGGGCTGTGTATTTTACTCCCCGATAGCCAAAGCCCGAACTCGTGCTATAATCGCACTGCAAGTCGGTCAGACAGTTGATATTCTGGCCCATGTATCACGTGTGGCAAACAGTTTGGTATTCAAGTCTAACGTGTTCGCCGAGCCGTTCAAATCGGATACAGCAGAAGAACTTCAAAAGTTGAGAAACAATGCATGTGGAACGAAGGTTCCGTCTTATCTTGACGCAGTTGGGGCGTACGAGGAGATAGCGGCACAAATTGATAACGAAGATTATTTCCTAATTTTGGACCCACTTGGACGCGCTCAGGCCCTGTATGTTCCGGGTAAGCTTATATTACCTTTTCGTCCCTCGGCGGTTCCATTTGATAAGCCTACACTGGTTTCAGGCTATTCTGATGTTGAATTACCCGATTATTACCAGATGCGTGAATTCCTGGAAATAGCAGAAGGATATTCGGAAGGCTATGCGTGGAAGGAAGATGTATCTAATATTGACGGCGTAAGAACTGAAATTGTTCTTAAATCGGGTCTGCGTGTACCGACTGAGCCAGATGAGGACGAAGAAGTTCCCAATGGTGAAGTTGTTCAAACAGTTCAGGAGGCCACCGAGAACAAAGTAGTATTCGGGGAACCCGATGAAGAATTAAAGAGAAATTACACAGACATTTCGTATGCCTCGGAAGTGTTTGACTTTTTGATGTTTGAGCTTTCAAAGGACTTGGTAGAAAAGAATCCCGACCTCCGCAATATTCTTTCAGCATCGCAACCGTCAAGAGCCAAAGTAGAACCCCTGCTGAAAAGATGGTTCGACGGTGTAACCAAATTCGTAGATATACGGACGTCTAATACATTTGTATCAAAGGTTCGTAAACCGTGCGGACAGTTTAAGACCAAAAATTCGTGCGATGGGAATGTGTGTGGGTGGGATGGGAATGTATGTAAGATTCAAGTGAAAAAGTCAATAAAGAAAGAGCACATTTTTACACGACTGCTAACTACCCTGATTGAAAACGCCAAGCTGCGAGGTATGGTGCTTGATGGACGCAGTACACCATTTTTCAGTACTATACTTTACGTTGAGCTCCCGCATGAACTGATTGTAACCGATAATGAACTACGTATTTAAACAGGTAGACAGTGTAAGCATGGCTACTACTATCCCACCCCCGAATACGCCTACAACCATCCCTCTGAAAAAAGAACCGATTTGTTTATCCAATAAGTCAGATTGCGTCACATATTCTGTATAATCTGTTTCCATATTTACTAAATTGTTAGAAGATTGTAATCGTGATTATTACACAGATATACAGACGTAATCCCCATGACAAATGACCCTGTAACAAGACCCGCGAAGCACATGAATTCTACCAAGGATGAGCTCTGATATTCTAGAATGTTCGCATTCAGTCTATCGATTCGCTTATTGGCCTCGTCGAGCTCCTCCTCTAGTTCTCGTAGTCGCCCTTGCTCACGAAGGAGCGACGACATAACTGCGTCGTACTTGAGCTTATACTCGTCCTCCGGTTCCTGCTCGGAATCGTAGTCGGTATATGACTCATCATCGCTGTCCAAAATTTCAATAAACTTACGCTTAACGCCAGTCATCGTGCGAGTGGGGCCGGTGATGTTAGAGCGGGTTACAACAGGCATATTGGGGGTACTTTGTGTCCGTTTGGGAAACAACAATCCGTTTTTCCAAATCCCGAAAACGGATTTAAGCCGAATAGGGTAGGCATTTTACCCCCCCAATAACAGTATCAGTATACAAAATGTCCGACACTCAGACCAAGCCCAAGCGCGTGCTGACCGAGGAGCAGAAGGCGAAGATGAAGGCTGGACGTGAGGCCAAGAAGGCCGAGCGCGATGCCGCGAAGACTGAGACGCCCACGAAGGAGAAGCCCGCATCTGATTCAGAGACTGCTTCTACTACATCGTCCAAGACCAAGCGTACGCTGACCGATGAGCAGAAGGCGAAGATGAAGGCTGGTCGCGAGGCAGCCAAGGCCAAGCGTGAGGCGGACAAGGCCGCAGGTATCGAGGCGCCCAAGAAGGAGCCCAAGTCCAAGAAGTCTGCGGTTACGCAAAAGATGTGGGAGGCAGTTCTCAATGAGGTGAAGAAGGACCTCCAGCCAGAGTTTGAAGATTACATCAGGTCCAAGCTAGAGTAGAATAGATAACATTTAAAAAACAAAATACAAATAAAAGAAACATTTTTAACTTACATCACGCTATTCATCATATCACATAACATGTCTACGTCATTTGATTCTTCTTTCTCCTTTTTCCACTCCATCAAATCTTCAATGCAATCCTGCGCGAGTTGGAACTCCGGACGTCCTTCCCAAATGTTGATTGCACGAGAAATGTCGTACACGTTGAATCCCAGAGAGTGCATGTACCAAACTAGGAACTGGGGGTCTTGGGTGTAGCACGGTAAGTCATGTATGGTCAAATTTGTCGCGTACCGTTGTTTCAGCAGGGAGCCAATAAGTTCGGAGTCGTCATCTTGGCAGTCAATATTATCAGTCGTTTGCCACGTGGAATTCTTGTCCATAACATCTTCGAATGTATCGTGCCAGTTTTCCAACCTATAAATATACTTGCGGGTGTGATTGATTATGAAATACGACATTCTGGGGGTAAGACTTCCAATCTAATTTTATACAATCCGTTTTTTGGATACCGATTTACATTCAAGTATAATGTTTTATTTATATATACATGAAGTCGTGGGGGAAGCATATGATTGTAAATGCCGCAGGATGCTCGTCAAACACTATCCGATGCCCAATAAACATTAGCAGATTCTCCAGGGAACTTGTGAAGCGGATTGATATGGTTGCGTATGGGCTACCTCAAATCGTCATGTTCGGAACAGGTAACAAAAAGGGATACACACTAGTACAACTAATTGAAACTTCAAATATCACAGCACACTTTGTAGAAGAGACGGATGATATGTACCTTGACGTATTCAGCTGCAAGGACTTTGACCCTCATGTAGTTACAGGGGTAGTTGCGGAGTTCTTCAACCCTCATTCAGTAGAAACACAGTGCTTCGAAAGACAGGCAGAGTTACGGTAACCCCCATGTCCATTTTTGGAAAACGGATTCAGCCGGTCCCACCAGCAGACTCTCACCCCCCAACATACAAGATGCCTGTCCCGTTCAGCATTTACAAGCTCTTCTTCGTCGTCGGCGACATCCTCCAGCAGGACTCCCAGTTTATTCCCGACGAGGGATGCGAGGATGCCGATAAGCTGGAGATGTACTACGACTTCCTGAAGCGGAACTCGGGCAATCCGGAGGCGTACTTCCGGATTGTCGATGCAATCCTCGGTAACGAGTCGCCCGATGTGGTCTACAAGTTCCTGCACTACATCCTGCGCACCATGGACGAGTGGGCCAGCATGGAAGGTATCTTTGAAAACAAGGATAACCTGACGGACAGACAATTGTTGCTATACTCCAACTCCGTCAGCGACGTGCGGAAGTTCAAGGAGTACATCGCCAACACGTGCTAAAACCCAAAAACAAAAAACTTCAAGCCCAACTTTTTCACTAACTGGTTGAATTAGTAGGAGTTTCGTTAATACCAAAAGTCTTTAATACATCTGATAATAGTTCTTCCATTCCGTTTAATAGTTTTTTATTAAACTCGTCAAAACTCATATGAGAACACGCATATACTTGGAATCCTACTGAAACCATTGCGTAACCTAAAATATACAATATTGTAAGAAAGACTCCATTGCTTAATAACTTATAGTAAAAAGGCATAGTTGATATAAAAAAGGCAGTATATAAAAATCGCATAACGAGTTTTCGCGGACTAGAATCTTCTTTTATTAACATAGGTTCTAACGCAAGAACTACACATAAAAATAAAAATAATAACCAATCATATAAATTTAAGTACTCTCTTTTACTATAACTTAGTATAATAAAAATAGGGTACATCGTAATAAGAGAAAAATCATACGGGTTACTATATTGCCCTTTATCAGCAATGTAATTACATATAGTTAGCATACACGAAATTGTGCTAAATGTAAAATTATTTATAGATAATGCAGCCAAAAGAAAACACTGCAATGTTTCTAGCATTTTCTTGTGATACTCATTTGTTATGAGTTTGTTATCAACTAAATCATCATAAAGTTTTGCAGTTGACCCTGCAAGTAACGCTATAAAAATATCCATTATTGACTAATGAATTTAATATAAAATCTTAATATCTTCCGTAATACTGGAACAGTAAAACGGATTCGGTAAGTTCAGGGTAGAGACAGTACCCCCAAAATGAAAATCTTCGTTGTTTACGACAGCACTGGTTATGTCTGGTACCGTGCCCATACATCCTTTCAGGCAGCAATTGATGTCGTGACTATCTTTCTGGAGGAAGAGAACCGGCGGCGGGCAATCTATGATGAAGATTGCGACTGCCCCGCCAAGATGGAGAAAGAGTTCACGTACAAGGATGAACAAGGCGGTATAATGGTTGCATTCAACGAGATGGACAAAATCTCTATATTCGTGAAGGAACTAAATCTTTAACAAAAACGGATTCATAATCTCCAACATAGACATTGTACCCCCAAAATGGAGTGCGAGGCTTGTGATATTAATATTGCGATGTGGACTGTCTGCGTAGAGGAGAAGTGTACTACAAAGTTCGATGTCTGCGATGATTGTTTCAAGGAGCACAGTGAATGCTGGACTGCGTTTGTCCGAAGGATGTGCTGGTACTGTGATAAGCCTATAGAATATGGCGTAAACTACTGTTCTTACGCATGTAAGGTTAATGATTGTGGATGTAAGGCAGACCCTACTTGCTGTGGAGATGATGAGTAAAAATAACAAAAAACTTCAAGCCCAACTTTTTCCATAAAACGGATTTGATATTGCGATGATACAGATTGTACCCCTCAAATACAAGATGAGCTATTTCAACGTTGCGATTGTCGGTGACGTGTGCGTCGGAAAGTCCAAGTTCTGCGACCTGGCGATGATTGAGTTGGCTTGCGTGATGAACTCGAAGAATAAGTTTGACCACTTCAAGCTCTGCGACTTCGAGCCGAAACCGTACGTGCCGACATTTTCGCGCGAGATTAAGATTATGGGACCGTGGAAAAAGAATGATGCTATCAATCTTATGTTTCACGAGATTTCAGGCGCTGAGCGTTACAAGCATTTCCGTGCTGGATACTACACTGACGTAGAGGCGTTCATCGTCGTCCACCGTGGAAATCCGCAACCGTGGATAGATGAGATTCGCACGACGCGCCCCGACGCGGAGATAATGACAATTAACATTAAAAAGATGAAGACGCAGCGTGATGCGTATATCTGGATGACGGAGCACTTCGGAAAGTGCGTGGATTATCCTAATCGCCCCGAGTTCCCGCTGTAAAAATTTAAAAACAAAAACCTACAAGCCCAACTTTTTCAATAAATCCGGAAAACGGATTTAAGATTTCCAATGTAGACATTGTACCCCCCAACATACAAAATGGTAGTCACTCGCTCCGGTAAGAACACCAACAGATACGAGGTGCCCACTCTCGTGTGCGGGCACAAGTGCACTAGCTGGCACCAATATTGCTGCGCTTGCAGCGACATCCGCCCTATTCAGCGGGTCTACACGGCGCACAACCGGTCCAATCTGTGCGAGGTTTCGTATGTTACTCGAAACCACTACTACTGCCCGACCTGCAAGCTGGCGCTGACTCCTCCAGCGAAGATTGACTTCTCCAAGATGAAGCCCAAACCCATTTCGGCGCCCATTGTGTTCCACCCAACAACTGAGTATAAGCTGGCGGAGACCGAGAAGAAGCTGGCGGAGACCGAGAAGAAGCTGGCGGAGACCGAGAAGAAGTTGGAGGAGACCGAGAAGGTGCTGGCGGAGAAAAACGAGGCGATTGGACGTATAGTTGAACGATTGAGTAATCCGTTCAAGTCCGCAATTAGCCGCCCGAACTTCTAGACCCAAAAAAACTAAAAAAAGAAAAATATGAAGTGCTATATAGCAACTCATATTTTTCCCATGCGGGGAATCGAACCCCGTCCCCCTGGGTGAAAGCCAGGTATCCTTGCCGTTAGACTACATGGGAGGATAATTTAAGAACATTTATATAAATGAAAATTAAATTTGGTTATCTAATGAGTTTATTATTTTTAGTTGTATTCGCGGTTATACTTTTGAACCTCGGGTCTATTAGAGAGAATCTTGACGAACACATCGAACCGCGCGTAATGATTCGGGGAAAATGTCCAGAAGGATGTGACTATTCCAACATGACGGACCGGACAGGAAAAAAAATTGAGTCATGTAGTAGACGAGATGGCACTAAATGTAATCTCCTTGATAAATGTCTCCCAGGTGATGTAGAAAAAGACGGTATGTGTCAATATTGCGAACCCGGACTTAAAGTAGTCGGAGGTAAATGTGTACCTATTGATACTAATGCGTCTTTGCCTGTGATGAGCCGGGCACCATGTAAAGATGGTGAGAAATCCATCAACGAGATATGTCTAAAATGTCCGGCTGGAAAGAAACTTGATAATAATTCGTTGTGCCGAGTAGACTCAACTGTTGCTCCCGCCGAACCTCAAGAGGTTCCCGCAGAATTCATGGGATGCCCAATAGGATGTTTTTCCGACGGCCCAATGTGTCTGAAGAACGGTGGAGGCCGATGCGATTCTAAACAGTGTCCGAATGGACAAACAGAATCAATGGGAGGATGTTACAGAAACTGCGCAGCTGGGAAGAAACTAGATAATAGAACGTGTGTTGTAGACCGAACAGTTCTTGCATCGGAATCTAACAATACTAATAATACGGTTCCACCGCCAACCCGTTCTGCGAGTACCTCTGCCCCCCCTCAACAACGCCCTGCCGAACCTCAAGGGGTTCCTTCCTGCGACATAGAAAAATTCGCAGCTTATTGAGAACTTTTGTTCTGTTTGTATTTTTGTTTTGTTTGTTTAAACCGCACGGAGACAGGTTTTGCAAATAACCATATCTTTCTCCTTGATGACGATGTGGCATTCTTCGCACCGACGAATGTAGAAATCTTTCAGTCCAACTTCAATAGCAGTAATCATCTCGGGAGTGAAGACGCCAGTCATCAAAACCATCATCGGCTTGTCGCCACCCGACCTATCGTGATATTTCACAAACCTCTCAGTCGCGTGAAAGTCCGTGTACTCCTCATCAACATATTCTGGCGGGACATACTTGAAACACATCTTAACGTATGCATCTACCACCTCATTAGCAGGAACAGTCTCCGAAGTATACATGTCGTGATTTTGAAACACCAGAATCTGGTAGTCCATCATCTTGTAATCTGGAGTTGGGTAGTATACGGTCTCACTTTTTTCATCAAAACCGCGGGTCATCGACTGGAGCCCTTCGACCGGATTAACTAGCCTGTTCTTGGGGGAGTAGTAGCAGTATTTTCCAGCGTTGTTACCCTTGCTGTAGTGCATGATGATACTACCATCGCTCTTGTACTGCGCAGTAATACCCCACGGCTTCCGATAAACCATCTCGTTGATGGCGCACGGCTCCTCCCACCAAGTCGTCAAATCTCCCTTGGTTCGCGACACGCAGTTGCGAACGTTGTTCTCATACTTATTCTCGGGAACGTAGAGTGCGATGAACCACTTGTATATAGTGCCGTCCTCCGTCTTGATGGTGTAAGTTGTATTCTCATCCATACCCTCGTACACAGCATCACCGAGCGGATGAACCGGCACTAACTCGGGAGGGCCATAATACGTCTTGTTCTTGTAGTCGCCGATGCGGTTCTCGGTGGTTTGGATGCGAGTCTTGTACATTTTGGGGGGTACTGTTCATTACCTGGCGTGACTTAAATCCGTTTTCTCAAAAACATATCTGAAAGCGTTTGCTCCCACATATGCATTCACCGGGAATCGAACCCGGGCTACAACCTTGGAAGGGTTGCATTCTACCACTGAACTATGAGTGCTGCGGAGACACACAGAATCGAACTGTGGACTTCTCGGTTGCTGAGCCGCTATGATAACAGCCGAGTGCTCTAACCAACTGAGCTATGCCTCCTAGCGTCTAATATTATTAGTATCAAAAGTTCTATTATTGTTATCAAAAATACCCATTCAAGGGAATATAATATTGTATCGTCCAAGGTCATGTCCACCACCTAGTTTTAAGAACTAGGAAACTTACGCAGCCTTAGGGGCATCCGTCTTGATGAAGTGAACCTTCAGGAAGCTCTGGAGGTTCAGGTACGTAATCTCCTGGCCATCCTTGGCGCGGAGGAGCTTACCGAGGGCAGCGTCAGGGACGATGCGGCGCTTGAAGTTGGGGTCAAAGCAGCCGTGCTCCTTCACGTACGTGGAGATGAACTTCGTGACCTGCGTCTGGCTCACCTGTGACTTGGCGGGCAGGCTCATGAACTTCGCCAGCTCATCCGTAATCGCGCGGGGCTTCAGGAAGGCGTTGCTCGCACGACGGGCCTCCCAAGTGGCGCGCTCCTCGGGGGTCATCGTCTCAGGGTCCTTGCGCACACGACGCTTGGACTCGCGGGACTCACGCTTGAGGGCCTTCGCCGCGGCGAGCGCATCAGCGACTAGGGCACGCACACGACCAGTCACCTCAACGTTCAGGGCCTTCAGCGCATCCTGAACAGACGTCAGGATGGCATCGGCAGAGCGGACATCAGAGACAGTCGTGGGGGCTGGGGCTGACGTAGTCGCGGGCGCAGGCGTGGAAACTGGGGCTGACGTAGTCGTGGGGGTAGGGGGGGCGGCGACAGGTACAGTGACCTCGGTCTTGGCGGCAGGCTTGGCGGCGGGCTTCTTGGTCACGGGCATCTTATTTGAATTAACAACTGACTTCGTGGAGGACATTTTTAACGCGTTGGTATACTCTCTATCCGCCTGACCTGTTTAAATCACACGCGGTAGAGGGCGCTCATCAAAATAAAACAGAAGTGAAATTCGTCACCCATTGAGTTCAACAGACTCAAAATGAGCGCTGGTATTTGAATTTGACTATGTGGGTTTGCGTTAAACATATCACGCTCTCGCTTGATAGCAGTCAGCCATCGGTACCGGCGGGAGCTCGTTGGATGCTCCATAGCAAGAGCGGACATGTCGTTCACCAAATAGTTCAGGAATATAAACATTTGTGGCTTGTCCAGTGATACAAAGTTGTTGGGGTGAATATCTTCAAACCCATTCTCATGTATTATTTGTACGACCTTCATCCAGTGATGGTCAATTAGTTCCTCGTAATTCTTCTTTACCGCAGGTTGGTGTGATATTGGAAGTCGGTTGTGTATTCGGTATTTATAAACCGCCCGTAGTCTGCGACGAGTGTCTTGGGTTAGTGGTTGTCTAGTATAAGGATTCGTCGGACGCAACGCAGAATTCAGGCACCCAATTATACTCAGGACATCGAACCACCACACTTTTCCATCCTCTTCGAATGAAAAGAAATCAAACGGATGTTGCTTATCTTTGCTTTCAAGCGTTACAACGTCTTCGTCGTTAAGACACAGCGCTCTTTTCAGAACTCCGGGACCTGCTAGTTTCAGACGAAAACGAACCGAATGAGCCCTCCACAGTTTTTGAATAAGAATCACCTTTGTGTCGGTGTGATTAACAACGTGCCAAAGTCTCTTGTTCGGAGCCCGGACGTGCTTACCGCAAAACTGTATTCCAGAAATTACACGATTTGGACAACGTTCGTTGCTTGTTAGACTCTTACAAGCCACACATGAGCTCATGATTTATTGATTTTCGGTATTTCGTTGAAAACGGATATAGAGCTAGCCAGCGTATATCAAGACACACAACCAACAAGATGTCTACTAACTCCGCTATTGTAAACGTGCGCAACATTGACGTTAACCGTATCACCTTCTCTATCGGCAAGGCAACCGCAGGTCGCAACCCTAGTATCAGTATCAAGTATGACGGTCAGAATCTACAGCTACGCCTACCTCGTATGAAGTTCGGTGCTGGTATCATGATTCGCGAGAACGAGCAGACTGAGTCAAAGACCTATTCACTATTCGGGTCTCTGGGTGAGTCTGTAGACAAGTACGGTAAGGAGCGAGCCTCCGCTACCGATGACATGTCAAAGTTCTACAACTTCCTATCTGACCTAGAGGAGAAGATTATCGCAACCGCTCTTGAGAACAGCACTTCTTGGTTCAAGAAGAAGCGTTCGGAGGAGGCGATTCGTGATAGTTTCAAGAAGCTACTGCGTGTCTCGGTAGACAAGAACGGTGACGAGTATGTGCCCAACGGCAAGTACCCACCCAGCGTGACTATCAAGGTGCCTGTCTACGACAATCGGGTAAGCACCGAGTTCATTGACGCCAAGGGTAATCCTATGGTAGTATATCCTACCAGTCTACCTGCGGTGTTCCCCAAGGGTATCGAGGCAAACCTTGTAGTCAGTGGTTCTATCTACAACGTCAACGGTTCGTTTGGTGTTACGTGGCGCCTGTCGTATGCTCAGGTGTTCCCTCAGCAGAAGATGACGGCTGCTAACGTGTTCGCTGACGACATCGAGGACGCTGATGACGAGGAGGAGACCGTGGTTGCTACTCCAGTAACCGAGCCTGCGCCGACGTCCGAGGATACAGCGGTGAATGTGGAGGTTCCGGATATTTACGCTACGGAGCCTGTTCCTGAGCCAACGCCGGTTCAGCCGGCTGCTCGTCGCCGCCGACCGGCTGCGGGTGCGGTATAAGTTTCCAAATCTTAGAATCAGGCGGTGGGGTATAAATAACATAAGAATCATCTAAAAATAAAATAGGAGCATCACTAGAAAAATATATCTTTTTCAATGAACTACAACCGTTAGTCGCTGAAAACGTTCTTTTTCTACAATCAGAACATTCATAGTAATAAGATGGCATACCGTCCAACATATACGGCATTATAACCCGCTCATCGCCTCCTAGAACTATGTTTTTAAATTCGGAGTTCAATGAATCGCCGTATGCCTCGTTGGTCATTTTGGAGAAGACCGTAGCACCAGACGTCTTCCAATCCCGTTCCTGAAAAAAGGTTGCATACGGGTTGCTGTAGTACCACAGGACTTCATAAACTTCTCGGTCAAGTGTTTCGTATTCAATTAGACCAACTCGTTCTGATACATCGTTATACAACCACTGAACGTCCAGTCCAAACTCGGTATATTTAGGGTCTATTGCTCCCTTATAAACCCTGTCGTTTCCAATATAGATTAGCTCAGAATCATAATCGTCGTCATGTTCAAGTACCGACGTTCCGGTATCCTCGTATACTAATTTCTTTCGTCGAATAGATTGCATTTCTAATAACTATTTAGCTAAATAAACTGCGAATTTAACAAATGTATTAATCGAACTTAACAGTAACTTTTACATCATGCTTATGAACGGAGTTTGTAGCAGACCGCGATAGTTCGTGACGCTTCTTGGGTTCTACCATATTCTTTGCGTCGTGTAGGCGTGTTTCCATATCACGATGAATTTCATCATGGTGAGAAAGTATGTAATCAAGAACCTCGTCGGTTATCGCCCACTCAAAGAAGTTCAGTTGACCAACTGTGGTGTCCAAGTCGTGAAATTTGACTCGCTTGGAACGACAGAACGGGTCGAACATCTTTTTGCTATAAGCCTTCAAATGTGACTTGTAAGATAGGAATACTACCACATGTTTACCCTGTTTAGTCAAATATGAAATATTGTACTTCTTGGAATAGTTGGTTACAAACCAGTCAATCAGTCGCAGTGAGGCCCTAGATTTACCACCAAGAATATCACCAACTGTTTGGAGATTATCCTGCTTGGAATAGAATTTTTCGAGCCGATACAGTACCCATTGTTCCTGTGATTGAATTTCCATACTTGGAATTTGAATTTTATGTGAAAACGAAATACACGTAACCAGTTGTGAGTAAGTAAGGATGGAGTCTCACATTAAATGGTTGATTGATACGTACGGGCAAAATGACCAGCGGACGAACGCATGGCATCTAAAACGTGGAGAGATGCTGACTGCTTCGGAAATTTACAAAACCACAAAAGAAGCAACCCCGTCGCAAAGACACGAAATCATCGTCAACAAACTAACCCCCCGAGATTCCTCGTCGCAAATGAATACGGCTCGTTCGCTGCTTTGGGGAACCCGATATGAACCTATCGCCAAGCATATATTCGAGGATATGTTTGGAGTACAAATTGTAGACACTACTTGTATTCCCCATCCAACCCACAGCTTCCTTGGCGCCTCACCCGACGGTATCCAAATTACTCCGGATGTTGACGACCCACGATATGGTAGATTGGTAGAGTTCAAGTGTCCCATTTCCCGTGATTTTGACGAGACAACGCCCGTTCCTGCTATGTACGTTCACCAAATGCAGCTACAAATGGAGTGCGCTCAACTGAACTGCTGCGACTACATGGAAATGAAGTTTCGTGATATGAATTTTACCGAGTGGTCGGAAGTCCAAACTAAGTATAAGTCGGTATTTCTAGTATGCGAAGACGGAAATGAAGTGCTCTATCGTAACTTCAACGACACTCGGTCTATCGTAGAATGGAAGGATGAAGTGACGGCGAACGATGAGCGTAATTGGATGTTTGTATTTTGGGTACTACAGAAATACAGACACCAGGTAGTTGAGAAGGACACAAATTGGTTGGACACTAATCTTCCATATTTCAATACTACTTGGGCGGAAATTCAGACTCACCGACAGGCGGGGACGCTCCCCGAGAAGGCTAAAGATAAGACGGTACTCGCGCTATAATTAAGCCTCCATGTAGGCTTGGTACATATTCACTCGGAAAGGTGTTTCAAATCCACTAACCGCTCCGAAGTTCACCGGAGTCATTTGAAAGTGATTGGTAGTCTGCTGGTAAGACGACGCGGGTGTGGCGTCTAAGGCAACCATTTTTTGCTCTCGTGTCGGAGTTGACGCCTGAACAAATTGCGTCAGAACGAATAATACTGATGCGACTGCGAGAATCAGAAATATAACTATCCACATTTAAACTATTCTGCTAAAAAACGAATAGCGTTTTCATAATATTTTAAATACACAAGTATGGAGACACGAGCACTTGAGACGCTCAAAACAATCTTTAAGTATCGGGGTGTAGAGGATATCCGTTATGAGTCGGTAAGTGCCCCGCTGGCCGATACACATATGTATGTTTACGGTGGGGTGCTTGTGGTATTCAGTGAGAAGGCACGTGTATCCGATAAGGATTTAACGAACATGATAGAGTTCTCAGAGAATAACGGTTACAACAATGGTGTCGTTATTGTTAGTGATGCAAATCCATCCGCTGCTGTACTAACTCGCCTGCGTCGGCATATTGCAAACCCCGAACATAAACTGGTTCAAATCTTTGAGCTTCGTCATCTGCAAATGGACATCTCGCAGCACCGTAAGGTACCCAAGCATCGTATTTTGATGCCGGATGAAATTGAGGCGGTAATGAAAGAATTTCACGCCACAAGTCCACAGCAGTTCCCAAAGATAGACAGTCAGGACCCGATGGCAAAGTGGATTGGTGCCCGACCTGGAAATGTTATTGAAGTATTGGGACTATGTGAATCCTCTGGGAATAACCGGCGCTACCGGCTTTGTGTTGAGGATGTCTCGAATGCGTGAGGCTCCGATTAGAACAATAACAACTGTTACCGCGAATGCTATCAGAATAACGTATAAAAATTGAGCACCTTGGGCAACATTAGATTCCTGTTGGACTTGATTGTATGACTCTTGAAGAGTGTATACTCGGTCGCGACCCTGTTTAATCTCTGCGTGCTGTTGCTTATATTTTTCGATATCTGCTCTCAAATTCCGAATCATCGTCTGGGTCAACTTACAATTATTACCGTCTGATAGCATCAAAAATGACTCTATCAACTGAGTAATTTCCTTATTTTTGTCCAGTGTAGTTTTGATTAACATACACTGTTTGGCGCGGTCTGTTTCGTTCATAGAAGATTGTAACGCTGCCGAATAAGCAGCCTTCAGTGAGGCATATTTATCATTAAATTCCTTCAAACGCTTATCGCGTTCAACTCGGAACTCTTGGGGGTTCATTACATTTTGTTTAGATAGAATAAATGCCGACAGTAGTATCTTTAATCGACCGTAACGACGCTGGAGCTTTCAAGAAAGGACCTGCTACCGATGCGTCTTTTATTACGGAAATGAAGCGTCGTCATGCGATTAACTTGGATATCATATCCAATCCAACTGGTCGCAAAGGAACTGGTGCATTCAGTGAACGTCAGCTGGTGAAGGGATTTGAGGATACTGGTGTTCGCTCGGTATTCAGAAAGTCGGGTGCAAGTCTCGGCTTTTTCCGTGTAGTGTAAAGTAAGAGATGGACTACCGTCAAGTTGGAGATTCTATATCAACATTATTGAGAACCGCAGTACCTGAAGGAGGTTCTACTAGCAAGTATGATAAGATTCCTTTAGCTAATGATAGTCGGGAGGTAATAGTGTCTCATATAAAGAGTACCTACACCACCGAAACTGGCGAAATGATAAATGGAAAAGAGGTTATAGATACTGCTAACACTTACAAAAATATGCTGAAAACTTCAGAGGGAGAACTTGAAGGCATCAAGGTAAAGGCGCAGACGCTGGAGGCTGAAATCTCAAAAGAGAAAGAAAACGTCAAACGGGCAAAGGAAGCCAACAATATGTTACAGATACTGTTTTGGACTATTATTGCTGTAATAGCTGTATATTCGGTTGGAGGGTCATGGGTTCATGGAGTAGGATTCGCTGTGCTACTGGTTGGGTTTGGCTTTGTATTGTACTCTCGCGGAGAAACGGGGATTGGTGACTTCTCATCAATTAAACAATGGATATCCACGACCCTCGGACAATAGCCGACTTTCAAAAGTTCACGTTTTCGGGACACTTGCGAACACACGTATCCAAAGTAATTGAAGAGAATATTAAACTCGGACACGCAGATTACACATGTTACTGGGTGCTCGAGTTGTTATGTTCAGGTCTCGTTCATTCTTTGTGGAGTACTTTATTTGAGTGTGCCGCTAAACACGTTAACCGTGCTGCTCCTAATGTATTCCTCTATCTCGTTCAAAAATACGAAAAATTCGCAACATATGAAGGACAATATTCGGTGATGGCGATGACCGGTATACGCAACAACCAAGATGTCCGAGACTTAGTATGTGAGGCAGCGGCTACCATCGCATTCTGTCGCAAGAATAAGCTACCTTCACTACCTAAAATAAAACCCGAGCATGATTTTCAACACTTGACCATCCAAGAGAATTTAAAGTCTCCATCCGCAAACTACGGGCGACACCTGTGTTTGAAAGATGACCCGATGGAAATTTATATACCTTTGAACGAGCTTGTGTATTGTTTGCGACCCGAAACTCGTGATGTAACTCGAGCACTGTACTGGACTGCGTGGATGCTCAAATATTCAAGTCAGTTTAAAAAGCAGAATAAAGTTGAGTTGGTATGTAATGTTCGTTCAAATTCATACGTGGACGATAAGTTTGCCCATCACATAATTTGGTTGCTTTGGGATACGGTTATGGACGCGGTTAAAAATTCACCGCAAGCAGGACTATTGGAACCATACATAGAGGCATTATTCAAGCTACACTGCCTGCGATGGAATCCTGCGAATTTGAAGAGTCGCATATGCTTCTTGATTAATGCGATTGTATACATTTGCGAGAGCACTACTCTGGATATTCACTACAAGGTGCCTCAGGATATTATCGCTATCAAGCAGCTGACTTCAAATATCCCGCAGTGGATTCAGGCTATCTTACAAACGCAAAAGACGTTTGGCTGAAACGGATTTATAATCTTAAAACAATCTATCCTACTACAGAATGAAGGTTCTTATTTTCGACACCGAAACAACTGGGCTCCCTGTTGACTGGAAGATTCCCGCACAGCGTCAGCCCCACAACTGGCCCCACGTGGTATCTATCGCATGGATGGTGCTAGATTCGGAAACAAATAAGATTGAAACACAGAAGTCGTACATCGTCAAGCCAATCGGGTGGACGATTCCCGAAGATTCTACTGCTATTCACGGAATCCGACACTCATTCGCGGAAAGCTATGGCGCTCCGCTTGGAGAAGTTATTCGGGAGTTCTTTGAAACTGAATGTGATATGTACGTCGCACACAATATGAACTTTGACGAAAACGTTATTATGAACGCAGTATACTGGGACTTGAATGGTGATGTATACCGATTTCAGTCACCGACAAAGTGCTCTATGAAACTTTCAACTTCTATGTGTCGCATCCCTTTCAAGTCGGGCGGTGGAAACAAACCTCCCAAGTTGAGTGAACTGTACGAACATGTGTTCCGCAGGAAGCCGGTACTATCTAGGCTTCACGGGTCGTTTTATGACGCAAAGATTTTGACCGAAATCATTCAAAAATACCAGCCTATGCGGGAAGCACTGGGTTTAAGCGTAAGGAACAGTAGTTCAGATAATGCTAGTCAAGGTATCAAAGACGGCGTCTTATATGTATAATAAGACGGGGACCAAAATCACACGTATTTGGGCACATGATGGATGGTGTTATATTCCCGAACTTCAAGTTCGTCAAAAGTTTTTAACTATTCCCAACAAACGCGAAATGGAGTTTTTGTCTGAATCTTGGGTTGGGATTATACCGAAGCCGGAGCACTCGGAGTCTCTGACTTATTATCGGGAGTCTCCACTTGCTTGGGAGGAGTGTGGGTACTGGGGTTGCGATAGATACGAACATTCCAGCCCCAGCAAGTGAATACTTTACCGTCAACCTCGGTAACTACCAGTGTTTCTGCCTTCTTCAGCTCCTCAATGACTTTCTTCTCTAGCTCGTCTACAACTTTCACCATTTTATTATACTTATCTATTTTATTGCGTAATAATGATGCGTAGATAAACTTTCAGTTCAATAAGGATGATTCTGCTCGATGTATTTTATACAGCAGTCGCAACGATTGTTGTTATTGCTCTCCTACAGTTAATCACGTTCGCAGTCGTACGCATTATGTACCCACCGGAGCCGAAGGTAATCTACCGCGACGTGCCGGTACATGCTGCTCCGCAAATGGCCCCGCTAAGTGCTCCGCAAATGGCTCCAATTAACCTACCACTGTCCGTCCCAGTATCCCCGCCAGTCTCGGTTCCGCTATCGGCCTCATTGCCCCCAGTTTTAACACAGCAGACGCAGGAAGTACAACTGCCGGAGTATGAACCACGTTCTACACCGTCTTCAACGTCTTTACGACTGGACTCCGGCTTTCCGGACGGTCTTCAAGAAACCCGCCCCCCAGGGGTTTGAAGTTCCACAAACCATCGGTAAATCCGGATGGCTAGTATTTACACATGATAACAACATTCCCGTGTGTGTATGGATTACACCACAGGAGTGTTATACAGTCCCTTGTTCTGCCGATTTTCGGATATGTAATGATACATTTTTGCGAGTAGAACGATTGAATGCTACGGATTTTGTAGTAGCAGATATTTGGGTATACAATTCAAACTGTATATTTGTGTGTTCGACGTTTCAACAGCGGTACGAATGGCTGAAAGAGTGGCTGCCGATGTTTGTTTATTCCTTTCCGGGTTCAATTAAGTTAATTCATAAAGCCGACCTAGTTTCGCCGAACATTCGGGGCTACGAAGTATATACAGATGACATAGGAACTAAGGGATACTATCGGGACAACGATGGGGCTAAATTAGTCACAGTAAAAAAGTTGCCCCTACCCGATTGCTATGAAGTGGAAGGCGACGGATATCTGCGTGTTCCTACTTTGAAACTATCAGAAGAACTTCGGTTGCTAGGGGATTCATTCAAGTTGCGTTGTGTCCGAGAAGAGGATGGGAGTTGGAGTAAAGCTTAAAACGGAAATATAATTTTGATAAAACATTCTTACTACCACAAATGGCTAAGCGCGTATTTAACCGAGAACTATTGAGCGATTGTCTGAAAGATGTAGGAGCTACGTTAATTGAAGTAACTCGTAAAGGGATTTTAATTGATGCTGAAAAAGAGATATCTTCTGATGTAAAAATTAAAGGGTTATGTAAGTGTGGTAATATATTCGAAAAGGGATTTTATGTACTTGTTACGAACGGTGGAGCTTATTGTAAAAAATGTGTATTCATAAATCGCAAGACTAAAACAATAAGAACATGTCTAGAGAAATATGGGGTAGAAAATCCGTCACAATCTGAAGATATTAAATTGATTAAAACTGAAACTACACAGAAAAATTACGGAGTTGATAACCCTTTTCAGTCAAAGCTGATTATGGATAAAGCAAAGGAAACTTGTTTGGAGAAATATGGAGTTGAAAATCCAACACAGAGTAATACGATAAAAGAAAAAACTAAACAAACAAATCTGGAAAGGTATGGGACCGACTATCCTCAAAGATTAGATTCTACGAAAGATAAAATTAAGAAAACAAACATACAAAGGTACGGTGTCGAGTTTACATTGCAATCAAAGGAAGTAAGAGAAAAGGCAGTCCAAACTAATCTTAAGAAATATGGAGTTGAAAATCCAGCACAAAATCAAGAAGTTATGGAAAGGACTCAGAAGAATGCGAAGAGATATAAGGAATTCACTATGCCATCAGGAGCAGTTGTGAAAGTTCAGGGATATGAACCATATGCTCTTGCTGAATTGTTAAAGGCATACTCAGAGGATCAGATTAAAGTTGAACGCAAGAATGTTCCGCGTATTCAGTATGAGGTAGCTGGTAAGAAGCGGTATCACTTTCCTGATATCTTCATTCCGCACGAGAATAAGATTGTTGAAGTGAAAAGCACTTGGACTTACAAATGTAAAACAGATAATGTGCTAACTAAAAAGAAGGCATGTGAGGAACAAGGTTATACGTATGAGATTTGGTGCTACGATTCAAAGGGTAATCGCGTTGAGGTTTAATCTATATAGTAACCTCTTACATGAGTTGAAGCATAACAATCATCTGCATAATGAGTGTCTCGTCCACATCTGTAACATACGTTTTTCTTTATTTGAGGTTTCTTACCGTATGTTTCATGTTTATCATCTCGAATCCGGGCTCCCGATATATCAAAGTAGTTATCACAATTATTCACAAAATGCCCTTCACGGCCACACCTACTACAACAATCTGTTGCTCCGCGAATCTCTTTTTGAATTGAAGCAATCTGTTCTTTACTTAGTTCAAGAGTACAATAGGAGCCGCCTCTAACATTATTAACTCCATACTTATCCATATACTCCTTTACATATCGGTCTTCGTCGAATGGCGACGCATTTTCGATTACTTTGAGAATTTCAATCGGTTTATATTTAGAAGTCCACGCAGAACCATATCCTGCTTTATGCTCGTCAAATCGCTTCTTAACATCATTTGATTTTCCAACATAAATCCTACCCCCCTGAAGTGATAGAACGTAAATATTTGTTGTTTCAGACATCCTGTGTAATCATTCGTTCAATCACCATACTAATTCCGTTTTTCTTTCTTAAGAGTAAATGCCCCACAAGAAGTCTCATAATAAACGCACGGGTCGTAAGGGTCGCCGCACCGTAAAGAAGGGTGGTTACTATGGATTTGATGGTAAAGTAGGAACTGGTGCGCCCCTGTGGAAGACGTCGCAGGAGGTCGGTGTTCCCAGTTATGTGACGAAGGGTGGTCGTCGTCGCAAGACGCGTAAGGTTCGCGGAGGGACTCGGTTCCAGTCTGCTACGGCCGGATTTACGGGAACCGGTTCGCGGGGTGTCGCAGACTATGTAGATGTGGGAAGCACTCGCGGTGCTTCTGCTCTGGGTGCGTTCAATGTAAAAAATACCTGAAAACGGATTTAACATTCCCAGGGTAGAGGGAACTACCCCACAACATGGAGTTCTATATTAATCACACACGTCAGGAGATTGCACGTAAGCCTTCTGACGAGTGGGATGAGGACGACGAAATTTGCAAGGAGATTATTCATCTGAGTGAGGAAGACGAGTTCTTCATGATGGTACATCTCATCGATAGGTATGAGTACCAAATTGACGCCAACGACCGGAAAATTTTCATGAACGATATCGACAACGAACGGATGATAGTCAAGCAGTACGACGATATGCTCAAGGAGGAGGAGAATGACTCTTCTGAGCAGTGGGGTGGCTGGGACGAACCTGGCGCGTCATTTGATTATTAAATAAACGCTGTATCCCGTCCGCATATACATAGGACATGTAATTTGTATCATTCGTAGATATATAGGGCCCGCCAGCTGCGTTGACGATTTCTTTCCATTCAATAACCCGTTCCTTTACACACCTGTATTCATACCATTCATACCATACCTGGAGCGTTTTCAAAATACCCAGGACCGACAGAATAGACGGTAATTTTTTAGTGTACACAGCAACTAGAATCATTATTAGAGGATTTCCTATCATATCAAACCAGACAACAAGTGACGGTGATAAGAATTTTTCCGTCAGAATATTGAATTGTTCTGCGGATTCGAAGAAGTTAGTTGAGTTCCAAAGAAAATAGTTAGTCAGTCTTGGGCTTAACTTCATTTACTAATCCTTCCGATGGGATTTCCTTAACTTCAAACGTCAAACTATCAATATACTCCCATCTTTCAATATTTTCACCACCCAGCAGTCCAGCGAGCCACTCAGTCGTAATAACCTGTCCGGGTTCAACATCAGTGTTAACTAGCTCTGTAACGTCAATCTCCTCATCACCGAGCACAGCGCAAATGCTCAGCCACGGATATGTCGGTAGTGGAATTTCAAGGACGAGTTCTTTGCGAGGCTCCGACTCATCACGGAAGAGCAGCTTATCTACTCTGCGACAGCAACCAAACATTTGAGTATAAATCCAGTAGAGCATATTACTCTTGAATAGGGGAATTGGTTGAAAATGGGTAGTCATCTGGCGCTGACTGTGACTCTTCGGTTACATCACTGCTAGATGGTTGCGCAGGAGATAACGCGAATGTTTCCTTAACCTTCGCGGTAACAATACGGTCGGCGTCAAGCCCCATCGCAATTGCCGTAGCAAGTGATGTTACGATGAATGGGGTGGCTACGATTGCCCACGACACTATACCTAAATCAAGACCACACAGTGCGTCTAGGGCGAATACGGTCGCAATGCCGAACACAGTCTTGACTCCGGCGGTCAATAGAGAGCCCATAGCTACGTCGAGCGCGATTTGAATAGTCACGAACAACAGATACAGTAGAGCGGGTGGACATAATGCATCGATAAAACGCATCTTAACAGTATTTACATTCATAGCAGTAAAAAATGACGGACCCAATTCCATTAATTATGTCCTTGACTGGTTGTTCAGAAGAGGAGGCGCAGTTCGCTTACAATGAAAAGTGTGATACTGTAGATGCTATAGAGTACATTTTGGACAAGATAGCCCCTCTACCAAAAACCGCATCTATCTCGAACCCACGTAAACGAAAGCGTGAAGACATAACGCCCGATGAGGAAGTTATCCAAAGTTTGCGTCCTACAATGGAGAAAATGACCCACAGCATTGAGTCGGGTATTACTTCAAGTCAACCCGCTCCTTCGTCAGAAGACGTGACGCCAGTCCCCCCCGGAGGAACGGTTCTACAAAATAATTGTTCGCAGGTATGTCAGCTTCCTTCTGTGCAAGAAGAGGTTCAAACACAGGAAACTGAGAATCACTCGTGGTCTGAATGCTTTTGCGGTTAGCAGTAGAGTGTCCGAATAATACCTTTGTTTGTTGAGGGATATCTTCCACGCTGCCCATTGCTAAGAAAGGCGTAGTCGCCCACGGACGGGCGAAGTTCTGCTGGTGACCCTTCAGTCGCTGAGTATCAGCATCACCTCGCATCAAGCGTGTTTGAACATCAACAGCACACCCTTCTTCGGGTGCGTTACCCATGTTACCCCTCGGAATTAATCCGACATAATCGGCCATTGAAACAAAAACATTACCCCCGCCACACCCCCAAGCTTGTGTTGAATCTCCTGGAATACTTGTAGGGGCTTCAGGGAATCCGGCTCTTGTACCGGCATTAAAGTACGACATCCTTACACAGAATCTAGAAAGAAAACGAATAGGCTTTTTTCAGCTCTGATAATATCAGTAATGGCGGTATATCTCCAACCTTGCGACTGGGTTGAACAAGACGTCAATTTCAAGTACGTAATAGACGTTTTCGGCCGGACACATAACGGGGATGTGGCGAAAGTTCGTATTACCGGATTTGAACCATACTTCTACTTGAAGATGTACGATGGTGAAACATCTGCGACTATTCAAAATATCATACGAGGCGCCGAGCGTCCAATCAGAGACGCCAAAATTACACTCGAATCAAAGCACGATGCCATGCGTGGATTTTCAAGTTTGACTCCTACACATGTTTGGAAGATTCAGTGTAAGTCGCTTTGGTCCTTTAAGAGTGCCGTAAAGAGCCTCCAGAACGCCAAGATTGGTTCACGCACCGTTAAGACTGAAGATATGTACGAATCGGACCTGCCTCCTCTGCTTCGTTTCTTCCACGAACGAGATTTGAGTCCAGCTTCTCCTATCAAGTTCAACGAAAATACTACAGAGTTCGAAGATGACTTTGACGGGGACGTTTGCTACGAAACCCCATACGATGAGGTATCCACGCATAATGGTGTGTCTATTCCTCTGCTAGTAGGCTCGTATGATTTGGAAGTATATTCAAGCACGGGTCAGTTCCCAGTATCATCTAATCCGGGCGATGAAATCACACAGATTGGATTGGCTTTGCGATGGAACGACACCCTCCTACAATCCGAAGCTCGCTATGTGTTTATCAACGGCTCATGTGTTCCATCAAGTGACCCAACAGTTAAATTCGTGACTTGTCGAAACGAGAAGCACCTGCTGGAAACATTTGTAAAGTTTGTTCACGATGAGAATCCCGATGTGATGATTGGCTACAATACCTTTGGATTTGACGATGGGTACATCGCAGACCGCGCAAAACATTGTGGCGTAAAGCTTGAATTTGGGCGTGTGAATGTCAAGCAGTGGGGCGACAAGCGAGAGAATGTAAAGACAGAACGCAAGACGTTTGAAGTTGCGGCCGGTAAGTTCGCTGTTCGGTACATTGCGATGCCCGGAAGAACCTGTTTGGATTTGTATTTGAACATGCGTCGTGAACAGAACTTAGACAGCTACAAGCTGGACAACGTAGCAAACAAGTTCCTGCGTGACCGAGTTTCAGAAGTAGTGGCTGTTGGGCAAACTTATGAAATTCATACAAAAAGCACACGTGGACTATTCGCAGGTAATTTGGTGCGATTTGATATCATGACCAATACCATAAATCCCTACCGGAACGGTAAGAAATTTACGGTAAAAGAAGTTCACGCCAAGAAGTTTGTCGTTGAGCTACATGAGGAGGGTAAACTATTTGATGATTTGAATGAGACTGAAATGAAGAAACTTGAATGGTCGTTTGCGAAAGATGATGTAGACCACCACGAAATCTTCAAGGCACATGTGGGAACTGACTCAGACCGTTCGTATATCGCAAAATACTGTATTCAAGATTGTGACCTGGTTCTCACTTTAATCGCAAAGTTGGATACTCTTGTTAATGCTCGGGGCATGGCAGACGTATGTCGTGTTCCCGTTCAATATATTTCTATGCGAGGGCAAGGCATCAAGATTTATTCTGCCGTCGTGTATAACGCATCCAAACGAAATCAAATCATCATGACACAGAATAGCGTGGAAGGAGACACCAGCTACGAAGGAGCAATCGTACTGCCCCCGAAGATTGGAATGTATCTTGACCAACCGATTCCGGTGCTTGATTTCAACTCACTGTACCCATCGAATATGATTGCCTATAATTTGTCACCCGATACACTTGTTTACGTCAAAAAGTACAACAATGATGGGAAGCGAACATTTCAGTGGCCGACTGAACTTCCCGATACAACTGGATTCAAAGTAGACGAAATCAGTTACGATGAGCGAAACGATGAGAACGAATTAGTAGGTCGGGCAATTTGTGGATTCGCACAACCAAAAGAAGATGGTAGTAATTTGGGATTGCTTCCGCTGACCCTGGATATTCTGCTGAAGAAACGAAAGGAAACGCGTAAACTGATGGAGAAAACTGAAGATGACGCACAAAAGTCGGTACTCAATGGACTACAGCTTGCCTACAAGGTTGTAGCCAACTCGGTGTACGGTCAAACTGGGTCTAAAACGTCATCTATTCGGAATATGTATGTCGCTGCATGTACAACCGCAGTCGGCAGACAGAAGATTTACGATGCAAAGAAGATTATTGAAGAAGAGTTTGGTGGTGAGGTTATTTACGGGGATACTGACTCGGTATTCATTCGGTTCCAAACTAAATCCCTGGTTGAATCAATCGAACTCGGGAAGCAAGCAGCCGAACGAATTACCAGTCAGTGTCGCAAAGCACATCGGATTGAATACGAAAAGACCCTGTTCCCATTCATTCTGTTCTGTCGCAAGCGTTATGTTGGTATGCTGTATGAAGACGACCCCAACGCCAAGCCCAAGCGTAAGGAAATGGGTATCGCACTAAAGCGTCGAGACAGTGCCCCAATCGTCAAGGATATTTTCGGCGGTGCTCTAGATATCCTGATGGAAGAACGAGACATTCAAAAGGCCCAACGGTATGTTAGTGCGAAACTGGCGGATGTGCTACAGAATCGCATTCCACTTGATAAATTTATCATCACCAAACAGCTCGGAGACGATTACAAGAATCCCGACCAACTTGCACACGTAGTTCTTGCGAAACGTATGAAAGAACGTGACCCCGGAAGCGCACCACAAGTTGGCGACAGAATTCCGTTCGTGTATGTATCGGAACGAAAGCAACACAAAAAGCAAGGAGACCGAATTGAGCATCTGGACTATGTGAGACAGCGTAAGCTAACACCTGACGCAGAATTTTACGTGACTAATCAGGTACAGAATCCAGTCGCACAACTGTTCGCTCTCGCACTTGAAAAATTGGAAGGGTACAAACAGCGAATCAATTATACAACTATGCTACGGGAGTTGATGGAGGATGGACTTGATGAGGAAACTGCTACATTGAAAGTCCTTGATAAGAAGGAAAAGGAACTGGATGAACTTATGTTTCAAACTCTGATTAAGAAGTACCGCAAGGGTCCGATGGATGCCTTTCTCAAGCGATAAGATTTACAAATAGGAACCAAATCAAATACTAATGGAGCCCGAAGAAATGATGATTGGACTGCTGTCTGAACTAATTGAAGGTAGAAATGCTTTTTTGTCTCGAGGGTTGAACCGTATTTCCGTAGACCACCGAGATGCTCTTACTTCCCGCTTCTTTTTGAATGAACTTTGCTACCTTGAAATCGCAAACCGTGTGTTCCAAAATCATATCCGAAACCAGACAGTTAACGCTGCGGCCACTATTTTGTCCCTGAGTGTTCCAACAAACTTCATGGACCCAGTTGCCGTTCGTCCGACGGCTGCGCAGATAACCGCTGCGACCGAAGATGTTGCGACTCCCCTCGCAGGGACTACGTGTCCGGTATGTCAAGATGCTCTGACTTCCAACGCAGTCCGTATTCGTCACTGTAATCATTCGTATCACCGCAGTTGCTTGGATAGTTGGTTTACGATGAGCGTTCGGTGCCCCGTTTGTCGTTACGATGTGCGAGGGGGTCCGGCAGCTGAAACATCTTCTGACGCACACTGAACGATTCTTCTACCGACAGTCCCGTTGAAGGAACATTGTATTTTGGGAATGTGTATGACTCTCCGTATTGAATTCGGTGAATGATTCGTCGGATATCGTGCTGGCATTCTTTTACCAAAGATTGTACGTCAACATCTGGGAACAATGTTTGTATATCGTTTGCTTTGGGAGCATAACATCTCACAATTTTTACAGCATCGGTATTCCTTTTGAATATCATTGGAATATCGTTGCCGGTACAGATTATGGGTACTGTTCGGGTTTCATCCTTTACCCACTCTATGATACGCCGTTGCGCATGAGGGTCGCTTCCGTCAATTTCGTCCAAAATAATACACATAGATTGTTTAGTGTTCCGTATTAATGCCTGAATACTAAACGATGCCCTACACGATTCGCGTAACCTTTCCACATCTTGAAAAGTCCGTATGGACTTACTTGCGTTTATTTCGAGTGGCTCAAACCCAAACATTTTGGTTGATGCTAAAGCCAATGTAGTCTTACCAATACCTGCGGTTCCAGTCAAAAATACACATCCGGTGTACGGTTTTTTGGTCAAATACTCCTCAAGAATACGCTTGGGTTCTTCGTGTCCTATAATTTCACTGAATGTTTCAGGTCTTTGTGTTTCGCATAGCATCCTTATTCACATATACAGAGAGTTGTGTAAAGCTTTTCGTTAGTATAAATATTGGAACATTAGCGATTGTTTATGGAGCTGCGAAGTTTGGGGGCGCACTACTTATTACGCTGGCGATATACGTAATAGCAAAAACGGTTACATCGGGACACCTGAATCCTGCTATTACATTCTTCTACTATTTATCTGGAAAAACAGATGGTCCAACCGCTTTGATGTATATGTTATCTCAATTCATGGCAGCGTTTGTGGTATTCAAATTTTACAGCTAATTATCCAAACATCAAGATTCCTTTGTTAGTAGAAATTCCACCGGTAAGCCAGCCGAAACTATCTCGCTCCATCGGAAAGACATTGTATCCATGTTGCCGCACTACGTTTACTGCTTCCCAATTTACAGCTCCCGTATCGGTAATGAGTACATCTTCTGCAATATGAACTGCGTCTGTTACATCAGAATTGTCCGACAGAATAACCTTATCGCCATAATCTCTGATATTCTTGTTGTCGTCAATTTTTTTCAGAAGAGTCAACAGTACATCCAGCATTTTGGGGTAGGTTATCGGATTTGATAAACTTGAATCCATTTTAACGGCAGCAGTGTAGTTCAAATGCTTGCGTAACTCAGTTGGTCAGAGTGTCGCTCTTATAAGGCGATGGTCGCGGGTTCGAACCCCGCCGCGAGCATTTTCAACATACTTTCTAATAACAAGTAAAGAGCATGGCTAAACATGTATTTAACACTTATTTTTCAGACACGTCGAATCCACTTGTTAGACACCACTTGGATTCGTATGCGGAGTTGTTAGATACAAAACTTCCACAATTTATCAAGGCATCTAATCCCCAGCACCTGGTCGTAACAGACGACCGATTTATCGATGTGTATGTAGGTGGTCGCGATGGTAACGACATTACGTATCACCCACCGACCGACGAGCTCGGAAACGCTATCCTGCCACACATGTGCCGACTTGAAAACAAAACTTATTCACTTGAAGTACGAGCAAATATAGATATAGTTTATACCATATCAGCTAAGGAGGAAGTGAGGTCCTTCAAGTCCGTGTTGATTGGACGCCTTCCCCTGATGGTCCGCAGTAGCCTGTGTTATCTCCACACTATGACCCCCGAACAACTTTATGACGCAGGTGAGTGTAAGTTTGAACTCGGCGGATACTTTATCATCTCGGGCGCCGAAAAGGTACTGCTGACCCAGGAGCGACTGGGAAACAATATGTTGTATGCCTCAAAGCGCCGTTACGTATCCCAGTGGGATTCTGGTAAGAAAAGTTTGGTTGAAAAGCAAGAAGCTAGTAAACTAGAAGATTCCACGGTTGGAGAAAAGTTCGAATACATAGCAGGAATTCGGTCTGCCTCAGAGGACGGAACGAGAGGACCATATTCTCACTTTTTGGTAATTCCTCCACCAAACAAATCAACCGATGACCCTGCTATCATTTCGAAGGCAGCTGATTATTCTCAATTTGCTACCAACCGACTAGCAGTAATAACTCTGCCCGGATTTACCCAACCAGTTCCACTTTTTAGCGTATTTTATGCTTTGGGACTCACCAGTGACCAGGATATTTACGACACCATATTCGCAGGACTACCTGACGCAGACAAGAACAAATACGATAGCTTATTTACTGAATTGGTGTTTTCGCACGAGAAATTCATCCAGCAGGAAATGAAGAAGGAGTCAGACCAAGACCAAGACCCAAATTTGCTGGTCCTGCGGAGACAAACACGTACCCGAAGTGAAGCGGGAGTCCTGATGAATCTTTATAACGAAATGTTCCCACATTGTCGGTCGGATAATTCACAGGCTTCTTTGTTCCGACGCAAAGCCTACTTGCTCGGTGAGATGGTACGTGGGGCGATGGATGTAGCACTGGGCATCAAAGAACCATCGGACCGCGACCATTTTAGGTATAAACGTCTCGATGCCGCCGGGGAGCTGTGTTTCCAAGAGTTCCGTCGGGTCTATAAAGATGTCGCAAAATCCATGTTGACTTCTATGGATTCCCGAGTAGAATTCGAGCGTGTCGTTTATGCTGGGGACAAGATTGCTAACCTAGTACCCGAAGAGAAGATTGGATACTACTGGCGAGCATATAATTTTCTGAACCAGTTCGAAAAGTCATTCAAGGGACAGTGGGGAGGTAAGGATGGTATCTCGCAGGAACTTTCTCGTCTAACTTATCTCGGTAGCATCGCTCACCTGCGTCGTGTGAATTTACAGATGGACAAGGGAACGAAAGTAGTAGAGCCCCGACGCATCCATTCCAGCTCATGGGGTCTTATGTGTCCCACCGATAACCCCGACGGGCACAATATTGGAATGATTAAGTCGATGACTTTGTTCTGTTCTCTGTCTACCGCAACACCATCGGCCGATATACTGAAAATATGTCAAGACTTCCCGAGTTTTAGGTCTTTGTCTATTATTCACCCTTCAACTTGGAATCCCCGATGGACGAAGGTATACCTCAACGCAGACTTGATTGGTGTGTTTGAAGATGACGCAAATGAAATACACGATGCCCTGACTGAAGCCCGACACGATAACACGATACCCCGAACAGTATCATTGAGTTGGAATCGTCAAAAGAATCAGTACTCAATCTTTACCGACGCAGGACGTCCTATGCGACCGGTGTACCGCAAGGGTGTTTCGGAAGAAAGGGTCAACGACACCAAATCGTGGAACCAAATGAAAGATAAATTGTTTGAATTTTTGGATGCAGAAGAGACGGAAACCGTTCGGCTGTCTATGGAACCCTTTTCTCCAAAATATATGTCCGAAATCCACGGGACGGTAATGTTTTCTGCTTCGGGGAGTGTCATTCCCCACCCAGATTTCAATCAGGCACCGCGCAATATGTTCAGTTGCCAACAAACCAAGCAGGCTTGTTCTTGGTTCAATACCGCCTTCAATAAACGGTTTGATACTATCGCAACCTGGTTGAATTACGCGCAGCGACCACTCAGTCATACGTGGACTTATAATCCCATGATTGGCTGCCTACCCTACGGAGAGAACGCAATCGTTGCCTTGGCTATTTATTCCGGCTACAATCAGGAAGATTCAATCATCTTAAATGACTCATCTTTGCGTCGGGGACTCTTTAATACTACATATTACCATTCGTACGATATCGGGGAAGAAATGATAGACCCTGCAACCGAAAAGCACACCCAGTTTGGGAATGTATCATTGGACCCCAAGTATCGCGACGTAGTTGTTCGCAAGGAAGGATATAACTATGATTTGCTAGATAGTAACGGTATAATCCGAGCAGGTTCGTATGTGGATGATAAGACTATCCTAGCAGGGATAGTCAGTCCGATAACTAATGCGTCAGGTCAGATTACTGGGTATCTTGATGTTTCATATACGCCAAAGAAAGGTCAGCACGGTGTGATTGACGGCGTATACGTATACACCGGTGAACCAACTCGTCGTAACTTTCGTTCGGCTAACCAAAAGAGTTCCGATGAAACGACTGCCCCAGTATTCCTGCGAGGCGTCAAGATTCGCATAGCAGAGCGACGTATTCCGGTATTGGGTGATAAGTTTTCTGCCCGACACGGACAGAAGGGTACTGTCGGTATGCGGTTGCCCGAATCAGACATGCCGTATACTGCTGCTGGCCTTCGTCCCGATATGATAGTCAATCCTCACGCGTTTCCCAGTCGCATGACTATCGGGCAGTTTGTTGAAATGATGACTACCAAATTGGGGGTGAATATGGGGTGCTGCGTAGACTCTACTGCGTTCTCTTCGTCTAATCGTGTACCCGAAGTTCGTTCTCTGCTTGAAAAGGCTGGAATGCACCCGTTCGGACACGAAATTATGTATAATGGTATGACCGGTGAAATGATGGCGGTTGAGATATTTACGGCACCAACCTACTACCTTCGCCTGAAACATATGGTTGAAGACAAAATTAATTATCGCTCTACGGGTCCCAAAAAGTTGCTGACTCATCAGCCAACCGAAGGACGGTCAAACGATGGGGGTTTGCGGATTGGCGAGATGGAACGAGACTCACTGGTTTCTCACGGTGTTTCAAAGTTCTTGAATGAAAGTTTGATGGACAGAAGCGACGGTACCACAGCTTTATTCAATCCCGAATCGGGCCTACTGGACGTACGAAAGGATACAAATGTTCAAAAGCTGACCATTCCATACTCACTGGGTGTCTTCACGAAAGAAATAGAATCAATGCACATTTCGATGAAATTCATTTCTTGATTTTTCGGCGATAACGGATTTTCTCCCACCTCGTGTATAGAATGTATAGAATGGCCGAGCACCTATATGTAGTAAAGCGTAATGGCGAGCGTGTACCTGTATCGTTTGACCAGATTCTCCAGCGTATTCGTATGCTGAGTGACGGAATTGAACATGTAAATCCTGACCTAGTTGCCCAAAAAGTATGTAATCAGCTACAGGATGGTATGAGCACCAGTCAGTTGGATGAGTTCGCAGCAGAAACTTGCGCGATGATGCAGGCTCGCTTTCATCCTAATTATGGAACACTTGCAGCCCGTATTCTCATTAACAATCACCACAAGAATACACCTGCTACTCTGCTGGAATGTGTGGAAGAACTGTACCATGGAAGCGTCCAAATTATTTCTGATAAGCTACACGACCTTGTATGTAAGCATTCCGACAAGTATCAGGTGATGATTGATTATTCCCGTGATAACATGTTTGATTACTTCGGGTTCAAGACGCTTGAGAAAGGATATCTTCTGCGTCAGAATGGGCATATTACGGAACGCCCACAGCACATGTGGATGCGTGTGGCTATTCAGCTTCATGAAGCAGATATCGCCCAGGTAAAGGCAACATACGATGCCCTATCTCAGGGCTACTTCATTCACGCAACACCTACGCTGTTTAATTCTGGCGGATTGAAGCCACAGTTGAGCTCCTGCTTTCTCCTCACAATGAACGAAGATTCCATCAAAGGAATTTACAAAACACTCGGCGACTGTGCTCAAATTTCAAAGTGGGCTGGTGGAATCGGGTTGTCGGTACACAACATTCGTGCGCGTGGTTCCAAAATTCACGGAACAAACGGTGAATCCACGGGTATCGTTCCGATGTTGAAGGTATTCAACGATACCGCAAAGTATGTGAATCAGGGTGGTAAACGTAATGGCTCATTCGCAATCTACTTGGAGCCGTGGCATGCGGATATTGAAGACTTCCTGAAGCTAAAACTCAATCAAGGCGCAGAAGAAGACCGTGCTCGTGATTTGTTCTATGGGTTGTGGATTCCTGACCTGTTTATGAAGCGAATGGAGGCAAAGCAGGATTGGACTCTAATGTGTCCCGCTGAGTGCCCTGGGTTAGCGGATAGTCACAGCGAAGAGTTTGAGAAACTCTACGAGTCTTACGAGAAGGCAGGTAAGGGTCGCAGGACAATCCCAGCCCAGAAACTGTGGCAGATGATTTTGGACGCCCAAATCCAAACCGGAACACCATACCTCTGCTACAAGGACGCAGCGAACTCCAAGTCTAACCAACAGCACCTTGGGACTATTAAGAGCTCAAATTTATGCACCGAAATCATGGAGTTCACGTCACCCGATGAGTCTGCGGTTTGTAACTTGGGCTCACTCGCTCTGCCTAAGTTTGTAGAGAATGGGAGCTTCAACTTTGAAAAGCTGCGGCACTATACGTCTATCCTCACACGCAACTTGGATATTGTTATCGACAAGAATTACTACCCTACGCCAGAGTGTCGCAACTCAAATATGCGTCATCGCCCGATTGGTATTGGAATTCAGGGTCTTGCGGACGTGTTTGCTATGATGCGTCTGCCTTGGGCGTCAAAGGAAGCGGAAGTGCTCAATCGCGAAATCTTCGAGAACATTTACTACGCAGCGCTTGAGACGTCTATCTTCCGAACTTGTGACCCAACGGTAATGACTTTCAATCATTCAACGTTTGAAACCGACGGATGCTATCCTTCATACCAGGGTTCGCCTCTTTCAGAAGGAAAGATGCAGTTTGATATGTGGAACGAAAAGCCCAAGTATACTCCCTATCTTGACTGGAATATGCTGCGGAATAGTTTGAAACACTATGGGGCTCGCAATTCCCTGCTAGTTGCCCCGATGCCTACTGCGTCTACATCTCAAATCTTGGGTAATAATGAATGCTTTGAGCCTTTCACTTCCAACTTGTATGCCCGTCGGGTACTAGCAGGAGACTTCATGGTAATCAATAAGTATCTGGTTAATGACCTAACCAAACTCGGGCTCTGGACGTCTGATATCCGTACGCAAATCATTTCGGACAACGGTTCGATTCAGAACATTCCGGAAATCCCAGCAGAAATTCGCGAGCTGTACAAGACTGCGTGGGAAATCCCACAGAAGACACTCATCAATATGGCACGCGACCGGGCTCCGTTCGTTTGCCAGTCGCAGTCGTTAAATTTGTTCCTCGCCGAACCCACATATGCTAAGATTTCGTCCATGCACGTGTACGCTTGGAAGCAAGGATTGAAGACTGGATGTTACTATCTGCGTACAAAGGCAGTTTCAAGTGCCCAGAAGTTCACGATTGAGCCCACAAAGAAGCCATCTGTAAGTGAACCTGATTGTTTGATGTGTTCTGCGTAATTCATCAATGTATTTCAATGACTAAACTCTTTTTTCTCTCGTTCAAGATATAAAAATGTCCGACACGCCTGCTGGTTCCACCTCCGAAACTTTCTCCCTGTCGCCCGCCCCCGTGTCTGGTGGTCGCCGTCGCCGTATGTCGCGCAAGCTCCGCGCCACCAAGAAGAAGATTGTGCAGCTGAAGAAGTACGCCAAGAAGCTAGGTGGTGCCGCCGATGACGTCGAGAAGGCGGCCGATGTCGCCGAGGACAAGGTCGAGGATGCCGAGTCCGAGGTTATGGGTGCCCGTCGCCGCCGTTCTCGCAAGACGAAGAAGTCTCGCAAGTCTCGCCGCTCCCTGTTTGGCCTGAAGTACTAGGTTGTTCCATTGCGATACCAATCTCTGAAACAAGGGCAAACAATTTTTCATTAAACCCGTAATGGCATCCGTTGGGCTCCTTGAAGTCCGGAATCTTTCGTGACGACAAATTCTTAGGATGCGTCAAACTAACAATAACCTCCTGTGGGGATAACTCACGGCACATTTGCTCGCGACCACGGATAAATGCGTCACCTTCTGCGATATTGGTAGTATCCTCGAACTTGCGGTCCTCCCAAAACTTGCGCGTAAAAATAAGAGTAGCCTCGGATACTCGCTGACTCATCGGCAGCGTCATGGGGGGAACATTCATGAACGAACTGTACTTCGTAATATCGTAGCAGGGAATCGTAGTACAGAAGCCGCACTCTTTAACCGGTTCCTTCATCGTCATTGCTACACGATGTAGGACTGTATTCTCCGGGTATACGTCGTCATCATCGCAGATAACAATAGTATCGTATAGTGCCTTGGAAACTCCCAAGTTTCGCTTCTGGCCGATAGTCATTCCGGGTTCGCAGCGGACATACGTAACATTCGGTACCCCAATCAGGGTATCTTCAATTGAATCTTCTCCATCGTCAACGATGACCCATTCCATCTTATCCTCGGGGTAAGTCTGTAGCAAATAACAGTACTTTGCTAGGGGCATGAAATTACGACGGTCTTTGGTCAGGGTAACGATTGAAACATCAGGAAGCTCATCTTCCTTCGGGAACACATCTTTCAATCGGTATTCGGGTAGCGATGTATCAAATACCGTAGGCAGCAGTTCCTTCATATTGGTTACCCAAGTCTTGTGCCGAGTTTCATAAACCTGACGAATAACTTCGGAACTAGACCGTTTCTCCTTAAATGATGTATTCACAAACCGTTCAAGAGCATCGCAAATAGACTGTATCGAAACATCTACCAAAGTCCCGATACAATCTGTCTGTTCCTGTGAATTCAACTTTTCACAATACTCTACTCCAGTTTGAACCTCTCCGACTAGGTCGTCAACAAACGGACGAATCGGAGACAGAATCAGATTACAGCCTACCGACATGGCTTCATTAACTGCGTGACCGAACCCCTCGGCTAAACTTGTGCATATACAAACTCCACATTCCTTGAGAAGCTCATCGTATTCTGTATCTTTCATAACTTCAGCTTTAATAATTACCTTATCTTGGATACTCTCGGGCACCGTCACCTGCATATGCTCGGGTGAGTATACGACGTGAAGGGTTGGGAGCTTATCGTACAGTGTAGGATTATTCTCCTTGATACGCATGTACGCCTGAAGGATTGGACGGGGATAACGATACAAATTCTTACCAACCGGCACAAACGCCTTGTGATAGTTCTTCTTCATCGTCGTATCCCAACCCTTGTCAATTGAAGTCCATCCGATGTTACGAATGGTTGTCTTGGTAAGCTGAGTAAACACGTCCTCGGCCTCACGCGTCTTTACCCAAATTTCATCAACCATTCCCATGTAAGGCTCCCACGTACGACGCGTCCATTCGATATTCGGAATCCAAATGTTTTTGCGGGCGTATGCGAATAGCGATGGGTTAATTGTTTCAATAAAAATATTAGCGTCTGCTTCTTCGCAGTGAGGATATACGTGGGGCACACATGCGATACTCACATCCTTATCAAAGATACCAGTGAGGATCCCTCGCAGGATAAATGTGTCCTGATTCAATCCAGTATTTTTACCGAAATTAGAAATGATGTTGATGCGCATATTTATGTATCTATAATTACTTGACGCTTAAACGTTTTGTCGCACGATTCAGAATGTTCTTGCGAAGCGTTCGTCGTCGGGAATGAGTTTGGTCAATATATTTTTTCCAAGATACTCTACTTCGGTCTACGCACGCATTCAAGAACAGAACAGGTCTATCGTGCCACCAGTGTGTAGGGGAATGCTTACACCATTTCCAAAAAGAGACTGGGTCGGTGATAGATACTGCACTTCCCAATTCGGTACTTTTTGTAAGTTCGGAGCACAACTTTTTCATTTCGGCAGAGCCATAACCATAATAAGAACTAAACAGATTCTTCTTATAGACAGTATCCTCTGCTACAAAGTCCGAACCATCCCATCCGACAAACGATATGGGACGAAATGAATCCCAACTTGTTTCGAATGCGAATAATTGGTTATTCAGTTTCCCGTATATAACCTCGCGAAACTCACATAGTTCCATTGGTTATGATTGAAAAATGATTTGACTGAATACAACGAACATTAGAAAAAAGACTTCAGTTCACCAGCGTGAGTTCCGTAGGACTTTACGTTTACTGGGTTGGCTATAGCAGGAGCAAAATTCTCCAGGTCTTTGCGATAAAACATATGGAAATCTACTTCTGAATACACTTTACCCGCACAGTATCCGATAACTCTGCGGTTTAGCTCTTCCAGTTCACCCGCAATATTGTTAGGGTCGTTACGTCCGAACATTAGGTAGTAGCTTCGCATAACAATACGTAAGTCGTCGTCGCTCTGTCGTCCGATGTCGTACTCCCCACCGCTCATAGAAGACACCTGATCGTGAATCGCCCGCTGGATACGATCAATGTTTGATAAACTGAAGAAAACAGAATTCAAAGGGGTTTCGGTGTGCATGGTTCCAATAAGGTCACGGTGGGGATTGTCGCCCAACACGGAAGCGCCCTCGGCGTACAGCTTGTAAGGACGGGCTGCGAACTGGAAGGTTGACGGGTCATTTATGTTTGGAACCCGACCACCATGTTCCGGTGCTGGATACTGTGCACTTGTAGAAGTCATGTTGTAATGGTTCATCTTGCTTATAGCTCACGCATTTTTTCGTAGAGCGATTGATTCAACACCTCTTCAACTTCAAGGGTCATAGAATAATTACCATCAAATGTGAGCTCTTGTCCCCCCCTGTCTAACAATTGGATTTCTAACTGTTGTAAATTTGAAGGCAATAGGAACCTATACGTCTTGTTGGTTGAATTATTTGAATCATTATCAAAAATAATCTGTCCTTTGTCGACTGTGACCGGAATCTTTGCAAATACTGTAAAATATGTATCGTTAATTGTTTGAGGAACAACCGTGCTATAATCATTAATGTTCAAATAAATATAGTCGTCGGTATTCAAATCTGGTAGATAAGTTGCGGTTAGAATTTTAGGAGGTGGAGTAGGAGCACCACCACCTGGAGATACTGGTGTGTAAACAGGAATATTTTGATAGAATGTTGTGTCTGTCTTAAAACCCATTAAAGTTCCCAATGGGTCAAATAGTGGAATTTCAACTGAAGTGTAGGCAAAATTAAAATCATAGTTAATCACTGTTGCGCTGGTGTTTCCTATTACGATGTAACCTTGGTCGTTTACGGTACAAGTGAATGTACCTCGTTCTGAAAATCTGTCTGTTGGCAAAGCACGTAACTTTGTTTGTATTGCTTCAGCTAGTAGCTTGGCATTAGGAATATATTCGGGTATATTATCTGAATCAATATTTACGATACTATAATCGCGAAAGTTAACATTAGGGTGGTTATTTCTTCTTATCTGGAACGATGTATTACCTCGTGCATTTGAAAAGTTTGCAAAAATATTTGGAAGTTCCAGTGATGACAATTTTATAGAAATAGCATTCTTAATCTGCCGACGGATGCGAAATATGAAATGAGAAGCAGACGATACTGCTGTTGGATTGAACACATCTTTGTTGAACCTAAACAGGGCGTTTAATGCTGGGTTGGTACCAACGATACTTGCGGCGCTGACGTAGGCTCGGAAACGACTGTCTATATTAAACGTGTTGACTCGGACGTCTTTGTTGTACCTTACACTAAACTTACTTTTATCTTCAAAATTTGCTGATTTTGATACAATTTCTTCGGTATTACGATCTCCCCCAAAAGTATTAAACTCGTCTGGTCGTTCTACTGTGTATGTTTGAATACTATCTCGTTGATATGCACCTACATCTTCGGATCCTTTGTCGTAATCAATCTGTTGGAACGCCAGCAAATCACGAGCACTTTCTTCATACTGTTCTGCCAACAACTGTTGATATGTTACAGGTTGTTCCATTTAATGATAGCATTTAAATTGTATCAAAATGTTTATAAGGTATATACAAATGCTGTCGGCGGGCCAGTATACCGCACTACTATCTCTGGCTAACTGTCCCGGTGCTACAGGGGGGACGGGCGACCGAGGAACAACAGGAACAACCGGTGGGACAGGCGCAACAGGATCAACCGGATCAACAGGACAAACAGGAGCGACCGGAACGACCGGACCGGGTTCTGAAATATCGGCGGCTTTTTCTGTAAGAGCGCTTGCATTATCGCCGTGGTTTGAGTGGAGTATATCCGGGACTAATGATTGGTCATCTGATGGAGTCGTCATAAACGCACCCGGACTGACGGCGCTTGCCGATAATATTACACAAGTTCGGGGACTAGTTTTTAATGGAACCGTTTGGGTATGTAGCGTATTCGTACCAAATGCATCTGCCGCAAACTATCCACAGTTCTTGTATTCTTCAAATGGGAAGAGTTGGAGTGCAAGTGATTCATACCCATTCCCCCGAGGTGCCACGGGTGGCAGTGATGGGATAGGAGCGTACAACATAGCGTGGAATGAGCAGATGTTGGTTGCGACGGGAACATCAATAGAAACGAACGGCGTGTCTATTGCCTATTCTATCAATAATGGTATTACATGGGGAGCGGTTCCTGACAGTCGGGCAAATATTATTCAGGTTGGACGCGGAATAGCTTGGAATGGCAAGGCATGGTTACTGACCGGAACACCTACGGCATCACTCACCACCAGCTCAATCGCATATTCCTTAAATGGAGTCAGCTGGACACCAGTCGCAGGAACCACAGCAGTTACAGGTGCTGTGGGTTACTCTGTCGCAACCGACGGGAAACGATGGGTAGTTGGTGGAACAAATAAACGTCCCGCATATACTGATAGTTTAACTGGGAGCGTCGTTGCAGGTTGGGCAGACTCTACATGGTCTATAGGAAATACATCAAATTTGAGAATTACAGACATAGGTTGGAATGGGAAACAATGGTTACTTACAGCAGATAATGGTATAGCTTCGGGACCAGTGATTGCCACGTCTGAGAGCCAATCTGATAGCGGAGGATTTATTAACGCAACCAATTGGACAACCCGACTTACGCAGCAAGGAGCCACTGGAGCAAACATGGTGCTACAGTCATTAACTTGGAATTCGTTCGGATGGATAGTAACTGGAATATCCGCTGATAATAACGAGAAACTTCTATACTCCATTGATAACGGCATAAATTGGATACCTATTAATACAGCCCGCCAAGCAAGATCAATCACCTCGCGAACCAATTTGGGGTCATTCTATGACGTAATACCCTACATTAATGTTCGAGACTTTGGTGCGATTGGAGATGGAGTAACAGACGACGAGGCTGCAATCAAATCTGCTTTATCTTATGCTGAAAAACACACTAATGGAGCTCGCGTAATTGTTCCTGCTGGGACGTATTACCATCCGTCAGCTTTGACTATTAATAATAGAATAGAGTTTGTACAAGAAACTGGCGCAAAACTTATAAATAATATAAACGGAACTTCGACAGATATTTCATCTGAGATATCATCTACCCGTTCACGGATTATAAAGAACGACGACGAAACAAACAAACTCTCGTCATACAACGGCGTAGTAATGAATGGGACATACGCTACCGGCGGAGGACTTGGTAATGATGCTACTCGCTCAGTAGCCAACATGTTTGACATTAAAAGTGATAGACGTCAAATAGGGAGTCCTATTGCGATAAAGATTCCGTCTTCATTTGTAGACAATAATTATTTCTTAATAACTAATTCCGATGGCACCCCCAACCCACCGGTTAAAGTAGGTAACGCAATTATATTTAACACCAATTCAGGTAGTATAGTGGCAGGTACTACATATTATGTTGCAAACGCTGTTTATGACCCATATACTTCTAATTTCGCAATAAGAATATCAACCAATCAATCCACACTTGCGGTTTTTATGGTAACATCGGTAGTAGCAGACACTATTGGAACAGTGTATGACTCAACGGGTGTTTTTGGGTCTACTCTCACCGGACGAACCATATTAGATGCCGCGGAGGTTCCGATAGGGGGGAGAGTAGGAGTTGAGGGACGTGTCGTACAGACTCGGGCTACAAGTATTTCAAACTTAAATAAAAACTATATTGGTGTTGGGGGTTTTTCAAGCACCACTTCGGGTGATACGGGTACTAATTTAGTAGCAGGGGCAAGAGGAAACTACTTTGGAGGCAGATTCGGTTCTTCTTTGAGCGGAAGTGCGACTAATGTCGAACGTGTAGTCGGGGCCCAGTTTGATGCTACTGTGGCCGGCGCAACTGCTACTTCAAAGTATATATTTGGAGCATCTAGTGTTAGCTCGTTTGCTGGAGCTTTAAATGCCGCAACGAAGGCAGCCGCTTATCAAATCGGAGCAGTTACTGGAACGACCGGTTGGTTACATGGTATTCTGTTTTCCAATGCGAATGGGGCGGCGCCATTGCCTGCGACTGGAACTATATTAGGAAGTGATTTGACTGGTACCAACACAATCACTAACGGTATTAACCTTTCGGGATTTGAAATGACCGGAAATGTTCTTGCTTCTCCCCGCTTACAAATTAAAGATACGCCTGCTACCCTGCTACCTACCATCACAACGACAACTGGCAGGTCTCTAATGATAGAGGCGGGGGGAACTGGTACTGCAACTCTCAAAAGTGGGAGCGGCAGTGTGAAAATAACAGTTGGAAGTTCCGAAAAGGTAACTGTAACAGATAGCGCATTTACAGTAACAGATGCTGCGACTTTTAATGGAAACTTATTTGCTAGAACTATCAAGTCAGCTTCGGGAGGAGACCAGACGCTAGAATTACAATCCGCGGGAACCGGAGATGTCAACATAAAATCACTGGGTGCAGGAAAGGTTTTACTAGCAAGTGATACCACAGTCGCAGCTGGAAGGAACCTGACGTTCGCAACTGGAAGTACTGGACAATTCAGTACGGGAACAGGAGCTGTATCTTTGAATGGTGATACTACAATAGCATCGGGTAAGAGTCTTACAATTTCAAATGATGTATCAGATAAAGGTACCACAATCGTAACTGCGAACACGTTAGACTTAGGAACTAATGCCACTGCTGCCAGCGTTGCTAAGATTCAGATTGCGACTTCATATACAGGAGCTAATGCTGATATACAAATGATTCCTAAGGGTACGGGTGTGGTATATATAACAGGGGGAGGACTCAGGTTTGCCCCCGGTAGAAGTATCCAATACGAAGCAGGTATTGGAACTTTTGATATGACTAATTCTACTGGAACTTTCACTACCGGAACAGGAGCTGTAACATTAAAGGGTGATACCGAAGTCATAACCGGAAGGAACCTTAAGTTCGCGGCTGGAAGTACTGGGCAATTCAGTACGGGAACAGGAGCTGTAACATTAAAGGGTGATACCACAGTCGACGCAGGCAAGAAACTAACGGTTAATTCAAAGCTATGTTTAGGAACAAGTTCGGTTCGTCTACAATTAAGAGATGCTACTGATTCGACTATCGTCGCATATGTAACTGGAACATTAGATTCAGATGGGGCTATCACCACGACAGGAACAGTAACTGCGGATACGATATCAAGTGGGAATTATTCATCATCGGATGGAAATTTTCTATTTAAAAAGTCACCTACCGCAGAAATAGTTCGTGTTAAAAATGCAGATGGCGACTCTATCTACATTCAGGCGTCGGGACCGAGTACCTATGCTGCTTTGGCGGCAAATAGTGAAAGGTCGTTTGTGGGCATCACCGACTCCAACTCACATATGACAAATGGTAATTCAACGAGAATTGATAACACTCAATCTGATACAACAGTTGGGTTTAAAACAGAAGAGGGTCCCAGAATTGTGGCTGATAGTAATGGATTGACCTTTTTCGACAATACAACGGCGGCAAGTTCTACCATATCCACAGTCGCATTAAGCGGTGTAAATGTTGTGTATACACTGTCGAGCGCGCTTCCATCGAAAGTACGCAATTTGTCGACGCTATTTAGCGTATCCGGTGTATCCGGTGGATCTAATTATAATTTTGCCGGATTCAAATCCGGAGTTGTAAATGTTGCCGGAACAACTGTTACTATATTTAATAATTTCAGTGGTAGTGGCTCTGGTAGCGGCGGTACCTTACGATACTTTAATGCAACTACCGCCGGGTTGACTATCGGTTCAACCGGTACCACAATAGCATCGGGTAAAAAACTGACTGTTACTTCAACGCTAGGTTTAGGAACATCTGGTAATCGACTAGCATTAGAAGATGCTGCGAGCGGAACAACCGCGTTCATAACTGGAACATTAGATTCAACCGGGGCTATAATTTCAAATAATATAGGCTCATCTTTTCCTCTGAAATCTTACACTGCACCGGCCGCAGCAGCTACTAGCGGTCAGGTTTTGTGGGACCAGGCCACCAAAACCGGTGGTATCTACCGAATAACACTCACATATTTGAATAACGCAGCCATAGGAAGTGCTACTGGTAGCTCTCCTGTGCTTACATTAGTACAATATCATGTATTGAAAACTTCCAATACAATATCATTTTCGCTTACGACATTAGTAGGCGGAGCTACATCATATTTTGATGTGAGTTCAAATAATATTATTAAGAATTCAACTTTAGTTGCCGGAGCATATGCGCATATAGTAGAAGAGAGATTGGCTTAAATCCATTCATATCATAATATAATATGCCGGGTGGTCTTCTTCAATTAGTTGGTAAGGGGGCACAAGACCAACTGATTACTGGAAATCCTTCATTCAGTCACTTTAGGGCTGTTTATAAACGTCACACAGACTTTGCTATGGAACACTTTCGCATGTATTTCAAGACAAGTTTGTTGTCTTTCCCAACTTCTGGAACCCTGTCTCTTCGCACGAAGGTGGAACGATATGCCCAGCTGGTAAACGACTGTTACCTGAGTATTGACCTGCCGAGTATTTATTCACCCGTCGTCCCCGTTGTATTTCCCGTTACTCCAGGACCTACGGGGAGTCCACCGACTCCACCGACTGCACCCGCAACCAGTCATACCGTCAGTTCTGCCTCCAACGCCATAGGCTACGAATTCCAGTGGGTACGAAACATTGGCTACAATATGATTCATCATGTTTCTGTTCTCATCAACGGTCAAGAAATTGTTCGTCATACTGGTGAATGGATGAAGCTGTACGCAAACTTGACCTTTGACGCAAACAAACGGGCAATCATTGACCGCATGGTTGGTAATGTTCCCGAACTGTACGACCCCGCAAACGCCGAAGACCGTGTTAACCAGTACCCTCATTCCATCAGTTCTTCTACCGAATACGCCGAACCTTCTATTCCCGGCCGGACCCTATTGATTCCTCTTCACTTTTGGTTTTGTGAAACCGTAGGTAATGCCCTTCCGCTTGTTGCCCTCCAGCAATCTGATGTTGAAATTGTGGTTGAACTTCATAACGCTTATAATCTTTTTACAACTCGTGACGTCCGTACTACCACAAACTTCGGTGTTCGAATTACACCCGATACCTCAGACGCCAAATTTTCATTGAATCATTTCCTGTCCCCACCACTGTATTCCAACCCAGCATCAAACGTAAACACGAGTTTGGTATCCTGGAATTTCAATCCGTTCATTGAAGGCAATTATATATTCCTCAGTGACGCAGAGTTAGCTTATATTGCCCGAACCGACCATTCGTTTATCATCAATCAGCTTGATATGGTTCAAGCAGAAGGACAGTATGGTCCATCTAATGATTTAGAATTGACCATGAAAAACTTGGTGACCCGTATTGTTTGGGTAGCACAGCGTAGTGACCGCATTGCACAGAATGATTATGATAATTACACCAATTGGGAAGATGCCTACCGGTCCCCATTCGTAAGTAATAGCATGGGATGGTATACTTCGGGTAACAATTTGGACCCGAATGTTTCCCAGCGTGATATCGTGCTGGAGTCAAATATCATTCTGGATGGACAGGAACGTTTTGCTCCCAAGCAGACGCTGTTCTTTTCGGGTATCCAGTTGTATCGCCATCAAACTGGTAATCCGATACCAGGTATTTACGAATACTCGTTCGCCCTAGATAATCATCCCACGCAACCGAGTGGTAGTTTGAACGGCTCAATGTTTAACAAGACGTTGCTGCGTAATACATTCGTGCTGCCTCCGTATACCGATAATTTACTACCAAATGACCTACAAACCCAATGTGTGCTGAAGTCGTCACTGGGCTCTCCAAATCCAGTAGTCATTGCAAATCCTAATGCTACAAACGACCGAGGACAGCGTATTTACAATAAGAACGACCTGGTCACGATTGTAACTAAGGTACCTAACTCAGGTAATATTTTCAAATATACCTACAGAATTCGTGCTTATGTTCAGTCCTACAACTTCCTGCGAATTATGGGTGGTCTTGGAAATGTCGTATTTTCCTCATAATAAGGAGAATGATAAAAGTTGTAAGTGCCTTCTATGGCCCAGTTGGGAATATCAAGGACAGGATTGACGTTACACGAAAAATGAACGAGCTGATATCTGCCGATAAAAAAACGTTGGCTTTGATAGTCAGTCCTACGAATTTAGGAGTAACTGACCCTTCGCCCGGTAACCCCAAAGAGTTGGACATCAAGTATACTGTAAATAACGAAGAACGAAAAGAACTAGTTCGGGACTCGTCTAGTCTGCTGATAAAAGCAGGTGATATAACTCACCGTACCTGGGCAGGCTTTGCGTTGTCGTCTTTTGCGGGAGCATGGCGCGGAATGTTAATAGTCGTATGTGTGTTTCTTTATGTGATGTCTATAGCGTTTGCTTCCCAACTAGGCAGGACTATATTTAATCCAATCTTGTGGATTGTGATTGCACTAATGTTTCCGTATGTATCCTTCTGGGGTATACCGATTGTGGTTATCCTGATGCGTATTTTTAGTTCTCAAGATTTCATTGTAATTTAAAAATTGTGTTTTGTGGTAACTCTGTAATCTAAATTACATGCTCGTAAACTGTCCGATACCCTTGTAGCCCACGAAGATGTCCTCGTCATCAATGTTCTCATACACGCGTCCCGTTGTCTCTCCCACCATGAATGTCTTGCTGTTAAACTCCACCTCTACAATGTCCTCGTCGTCATCGCTCGCGCCAGTAACAAATCGCTTACCAATCGCATCCCAGTAAATCCCCGCGCTGTATCCGTCAATCAGGTTCTTCAGTTCTGAAAGGTCAACCGTCTCGGCCTCCTTCTCCTCCGACGGGCGAACCGTCATAATCACGTAGTCACGCATGTGCTCGGTCAGGGTCCGTGCGGCAAAATCGTCCGACGTTAGCTCGTTCACGTAGGCCACAAACTGCTTCCGCGTCTTGTCGGTCATCTCGGTTCCGAAGTCGGTAAACGTCTGCTTCAGCTTATCGGTGAGCGCCGGCGACATGCGTGAGATGTGCTTGCTGCCCACGTCCTCCTTCTTTTCCTTCGGGGCGCGTGGCTTGGGCTCCTTGGGCTTGCCGATGTTATCCAGCTTCTCCTCCTGAGAGTCGAGCTTCTCCCGCATCCCCCTGAGCTTCTCCCGTGACTTCTCGACATCGCGAACCTTCTTGCTAGCAATCTTCTGTTCGAGCTCCAAAATCTTCTCCTTGGTGGTTTCGATGGCCTTGAGCGCACGGGCGTATGCCGGGGACTTCTCACGCTTTACCGTAAGAACGTACTCCAGCGCCTCATCCGCATCAAAGCCGTAGTTGTCGGCGAGAATGGTTACGATATTCTGAATCTGCTCCATTTGGAAGGCTCAGAGTATTGTATGTTATTAGGGGGGTAAGATGTCTATGCTGGGAAACTTAAATCCGTTTTCGGGATTTTTAAAAAGTAGGCGTGCCGACGAACATTTCCTGGACTGCCGGGAGCTCGACGGGTATCTTTACCTCGGACGTTGTAGCAAAGACTATACCTGCGGTAATGAGTCCACCAAACACAGAAAGCTTGGAGGCATCTTCCCACACGATAGGTTCAGATTTGGAACGACGTTCAAGCGCATAAATAATGAAGGTAACTAGCGCAACTGCAATTGACGATATTAACAGCAGCATCTTTGATTGAAAATCCGTTAAATCTTTATAGTTTTAGAACGAGCTCGGACTCGACCTTTCGTTCTATTTCTTTCATAGGGTCTTCTTCTCCGATTGTTTCAACTTCGATAGTAGCGACATCGTCACTAATTTCAATCGGCGGCTGCTTCTCTTCCTCGTCGTCTTCTTCATCACTCTCCTCATCAAATTCAACATGACGAGGTTTCTGTTCCTCCACAGGCGCCTCTTCCTGACTTTGGGCAAACTGTTTGGCGATTGACTGCCACGGGAGGAAAGCTCGGACGACGTGTTCTAGTGATTCGTTAATCAGGGAATCAATCTCCTTGCGATTTCGTGCCTGCTGTTCGCTGCTGACCCCGATAGTCTTGAACAGATACGCCACTTGCCACAGTTGACGAGCAGAATAAATATAGAATTCGTGGACGAACTTTTCTACCGACGGACGCTCAAAATCAACATTCACGTGGGAAGATGCACCCTTGTAGTGAAGAGACGCAAACGACTTCATGTAGGAAATAAATACTCCCATCAGCAGGTCATCAAGGTACGTACACTTGGTCGTCTTTACAATACGTTCAACTTCGGTAGTCAGAGTAGCACCCGTCCATTCGGGAATCTTAGTCAGCATATTTTGGAACGTACGCAGTACCTGGTCGGGCTGCTCGTTTCGCTTACACAGGTCGCTGGCGTTCGCATAAATAGACCAAAACCCCTCCGAAATAGGGGGGTTCAATAAACCGCCCAGATGTTCACGTAACTGAGTTTTTGCGAATTCTGTATCACTCATTTATTCACAATGTATTCATTATTAATTGGTATTTGACGCATTCAGAATATAACAACATCAAATATAGTGGTTGAAGGAAGTGTGGCTCCGTACAGAGCCGACAGTTTCTGTACCTCCTTTCGGGGCACGGCATTATCCTTACAGTATCTCGTTATTGCCTTGTAAAGTTCAAATCCGTGATATCTTTCGTGCTCTGCGTCTTTCTTTCCGAACATGACGGATGTGCCGTCGTCAAGAGTCATCCATCGCTTGAGGGTAACAAAAATAGGATTGTTATCATACTCTGGTTCATCAGGACCATTTGGAAACAAATCCCAAAACATAGAAGTTGCTAGACGAACTAAATCAAACGAAGGATTGGGCTTTATCGTTTCAACCTTCGCAACGTGAAACGGTTCTAGATTATACTGTCCGCCCGCTTCTTCGTTAGGGGAAAAATGGTCGCTCACGAACATCTTAGCCTGCTTCATTCCTGCTACACGGACGCTGCCGATTCCTCTCTCGAAATCTATGATTTTAATCAGGTATCCATAAGTCGGTACTTTATAGGACTGGCCGTCAAACTTATATAGCAGGTGTTCTTTGTCGGTCTTAGTATACATGATATTATTGGAATGCAAGTCGTTGTGTACGAATCCGAATGTTCGCTGGGCGAATGTAAGAGCAAACAGAACCTGCGTAAGCCAAGCCATATGCTCGGGAGTAGAAGTGTGCTTACACATTAATTCATAAAGTGTCCCTTCGCATTTTTCCATAACCGTCAACTGAACCGGAACGTTTGACAATGTCGCCCAGGCAAACGGTTCGTAATCTTCGGTACATTCAGAATCCTCATCTTCCGTTGAACACTTACAGGATTCAATTTCAAACATATAGGAAGTTGAAACCGTTGAGCAATCCGAACTATCGTCGTCTTCAATATCGTCACTGCTGTGAAATACAGGGTCCATATCGGGAACTATTTCAGTTGTTGAAGCAATACCTTCCATTTCGGGAACTTCACCAAGGGTAGTATCTTCATCCATCCGAACTTCCAATCTTGCGCGACGGGTGTGCTGAAATGCCTGATTTTCTACCGAATCCGCTAGTTTCAATTCAAAGTAGGAACCAACGTTATGCGAGAACCAAGATTTTTCCGAAAGGTCTTCATAATCATCGGAAATATCAATAGTGTGCTTCTTTGCTACCCCGGTGTACAGCCCGTAAACTTCGGGGAAATGAATACACTTTGAAAGTGAAAACAGGGCAGAAAACAGGCTCCCAACATAAGCGGCATTATGTGATAGTTGAACCTTATCGCAAGCTGATTGCGTATTTTCCTTGGTAGAAGGAAGCCCAAATGAACTCCCATAGTCCCCTCGCATCCATTTGATTGAACTAACAATCATAGACTGTTTGATGTGAATATTACAGGTGCGTCCACTCACTGTTGTTACCGAATCTTTGGAATTAATCGTTTGAATGGGGTCATCCAGTTTCAACCCGTGGTCTCGGACGTTTTCTATATTTTCGACTTTGAACATCGTCTCCAATGAAGGAAAGAATGGCTGAGCATGTTCGACATTCCAATGCTCCGCTATACTCTGCTTCAAATCCTTCTGCTTGGAAACCTGTACTGGAAGAGAAACTGTTTTCAATTCGCTCTGATTTTTCTTCTTTACCATTCCCTTATACCCCGTGTACAAACCAAAAGTAAAAACTTCACGCATAGTCAGTAAGGGAATGAATTTCCAGTTGAAAAAATTTGATATGAGCATGATTCGCGACAGATGCGAAATTGATTCCCGAAAGTCACCTATGATTGTAATTATCGGTAAAAAGGATACCGGAAAATCCTTTTTGGTTCGCGATATTCTTGCTAATACCGAAGCTTGTTTCCCAATCGGGACCGTTATTTCGGGAACGGAAGTTGCGAATGAGTTCTTTCAAAACATGGTACCTTCAAAACTCATTCATGATAAATATCGCCCCGAAATTGTTATGAATGTAATCAAGAGACAATTGGGGGTTAAGACTGCTCGCAATAACGATAAAAAAGCACGAGGTGGGAATTCCAGTGTAGACCCCCGTGCTTTTCTAATTTTGGATGATTGCTTGTATGATGCGACGTGGATTAAAGAAGAATCAACTCGCTACGTATTTATGAACGGTCGTCACGTTGACTTGTCTACCATGATTACTATGCAGTACCCTCTCGGTATTACCCCAAATTTGAGAACAAACGTTGACTTTGTATTCATTCTGCGAGAGAACACGATAGGTAATCGCAGACGTATTTATGAAAACTATGCCGGTATGTTTCCTACGTTTGAACTATTCTGTCAGTTCATGGACCAGTGTACCGAAAATTACGAGTGCCTAGTGATTTGTAACAGTAGTCAATCTAATAAACTGGAAGACCAAGTATTTTGGTATAAGGCATCTGACCATCCTCCGTTTCGATTGTGCGACGATTCGCTTTGGTCCGATAACAAGCCATTCTCAAGCTCTATGCTCGCTCAGGACGAGTATAACCCTGATACGCTGAAGAAGAAGAATTCAGGACCTTGGGTACATGTAAAAAAGACACATTAATGTATAATAATGTCGCTTCCTAACCTTGATGAGTTGGAGAAAATGACAAATGAGCAGTTGGCGGATGCGTTCGGCAAGATGGATTTGGGTGTGTTAGATAATTTGTACAGTGACCCGACGGACACGGCGAAGAGACGCGATACACCTCAAGGTGAGCGGACACTACAAATGAGGAACCAAGTGTTATCTGCAAGGACGAAAATGTCAGACGACCAATACCATCAATACTTTGAGGCAACACAGAAGGCATTAGATACCCGAATTGCGAACGGCAGTGTGCAGACTAAGACGGTTGTTATTCCAAAGGGGACGGTCTTGTTCAGAGGTATTCATGATATGATCGACCTAACATCCGCTTTTGCAGGAGTACGAATTAAAAGACCTGGTGAACCAAACTATTGTTTAAGCATTCACCACCGCGTGTATTTCTATCCGTACCCGTTCGTTGCTAATCTGGTCAGCAATTATAAGCACATAATCTTATTCGTTACAACACGTGATATAACGTTAATCAATCTGATGCATCCTGATGGATACACTTACCACAAACACGGACCGGCACTCCGAAAATGCAGCAATATACCAGGATGTCATATGTCTGAAAATCCTTTCGAATATTGTATCAACTATGATTTAGTTCCAAATACTGTAACTGGAGTCGTAGGACTACATGGGCAGGATACGTATAATTCCATAAAGAAGGGTTTCAAGTTTCGCCCATACCTCAATAAGTATTATACAACATTTGTGGATGGAATAGACATGGTTGGACTGCCGGAATTCGTATTAAATCCCCGTCAATTCCCGAATGTCAAGGAACTGATTAAAGGTGATACAGTATACCCCGATTATCAAGCTTACAACGCAATACATGGAAAGGGAACGTTGGATAAAATAATGAACAGACGAGAACAGATTGACGATTTTAAGACCTGGTACGCCGCCAACAAATCAGATTTGAACTACAATTACCTTCATGTTATGGATAACGATTTTTCAAAGATACAAGGCCTCATGGACGATTTTATGAGCGAAGGTGGTTTGGATATGGGCGATGAACAACCATACCATCTGAAAATGAACAAGAAAAATGGTCTGTTTCAGATAGTTGAGTTTTCAAATAATCACGATGACTTAATAGCGCCAGATTTTTCAGTTCAGACAACCGACTTTATACGAAAAGATAGAGGACCATTACCGACGGGAGCGTCTCGCCCGCTTCGTCGTACGACGCTTCGCCGAAGACTTCTTAAAGCGCGCTGAACCCTTCACGGTTTGAACTGCCAGAGCATTTAACTCGGCGACAAGCTGAGGCGTCAGTGGAGCATCTGATACCGGAATCATTTAATGTATACGTTCTAAATTAGTGCTTGCGAGTTTTCTTGCGTCCCCTGCGGCTCTTCTTAGAACCCTTGCGAGTCTTACGGCGACGACGACCACGTGCGGCCATATCCATTTCTACATCCATCGCAGGTGGTTCGGGTTCACTCGCCTTCATGTTACCGAACATTGCCGCAAGGTCGGTGTTGACTTCCTTGCCGATTGTACGCGACTTCTTGCGATTGTCCGCCTGAGCCGCAGACTTTGCGAGCTCGTAACGATATTGGGAGCCCTCTTCCGTTACCTTGCGTTTACGCGACTCACGTTCTGCCATTTATTAGTTGTCCCGATTTTATAGCTCACGAGGGGGTCCGCCTTCTGCTGGGTGAATGGGCGTATCCATAATCTGCTGGAGTTCTGCGGTCGGCGCATCCTCAAGCGCAGCCATCTTCCGACGCGTCTCATTCTCCTCACGCTGCTTCTTAATCTTCTCGGTCTTCTCGTCCTCAAAGAAGATTTCCTTGTTAACCTCGTTCTCCTTGTACTTACGCATGAGCTCATTTAGCTCCTTCTCGGCATACTCAACTTGGTCTAGACGGTGCTCCGAAGGGTCCCACGGTAGCCAGGCACCAACCTTACCCAGAAACAGATTGTCGCGGGGATAACGACGCTGTAGAACCTTCGCATGAGTTTGAGCCTCCTGCAAATCCGCAAATACACGACGCACCTTTACACCTCGCGTATTCGTTTGGAAATCAGTCTTCTCCGCAAACTCATTCTCAATCTCCTTCTCCTTCTTCAGCAGGAACACCTCATACTGCTCGTGGATGTCGGTCTTCAGGATATCCTCGTTGTGAATCTTCGTGAACGCCTGCAGGTCCTGAAACATATCCTCAACCTTCAGGCTGTACTTCTGGGCCAGGTAGGAGTTATACTTCTCCATACCCTTAATCTTCCAATCATACTCCAGCCACTCCACAAACTTTTCAGTGAAAAACTCACTCTTCTGCTTGATGACTTTCTCGGGCGACAGGAACGAAATGATACAATAGCGCTGCGTAGGAACCTCGGGGTCCTCTTCTAGATAGTCAATCGGACCATTCTCGTCAATCTTTGGGAGCTCCTCGCGACGAATAGGCATTTGTTTAATATCTGCTGTCTACATGAAAATACAATTATGAACGAACTATTGAAAGTCGGGGTTCCAGTGAGTGATAGTGCCTGCCTCCAAAATCTTGGCAAGATAGTCGTCCTCTTCTTCATTCTTCTTATACGTTAGTTCGTGCGCATCGCCGAAATCAATAATCCATACGCGTCCGCCTTTTTGAATAAAGTTACGAGGCCAAACATCCAAATACTCAATACCACATACGTGATACAACATATACAAACTCGACCACATCGCACTCAGAATATTCGGAGGGATGTCGTCAATAATTTGTCCGTGCTCGTCGTCCACTGTCATCTCATCTACATACTCCATTTCGATGAAGGTCTTGTTGTCTGTCGCAATAACCTTGGGACTCAGCCCGTACTTCGCAGCGACCTTCTGAAGGGCTGCCTCGCGCTTCACATGGTTTGGAGGCGTCCCCTTGGGGAACTCTTTTCGGTATACTTTGGGTGGCATGTTGGGGTGCCGACAATCACATCGTCTAAATGAATCCGTTTTTGGACTTTAAAACGACCATCGGATACGAGAGGCGAAGATATAGCTTGCTTTGAGGTGCTTATTAATGTCTTCAATTGTAGAGCACATAGCTAGCAGGTGTAATAGAACAGAATTAGTAGCAGAGAAATATATGGGAGCCGAAGTTTTAATTTGAATATCACGCAGGTTTGATTCCTCTATGTATTTGGTTACATATTCGTCAATCAACTTTATTCTACAATCCGTTCCCTCGGTTAGGGGACGCGTATCGTCGCCAACCTGAACGTCAACGCCAGCTTCCAAATGCGCCATTATGGTTGCAATACTACTCGCCATCGGTAACTTTGCTACCCCACTTGTAAGGCTAACTTGAACTTTGGATGAGTCTTGAAAGTTCTTATCCGCAATAGGATTGAATTCTCCGTACTTATCGGCGAACGAAATTACCTTATATAACGGCTGTTTAGATTGATGGTGTACTGCCCTGCGCATGTATTGTAAGTATGGCCCAAAAGTGGATACCATTCGTTCAGTCGGGAAAAATATGTATTCGTAAAATACTCCACCATACGTATCGCATGCTTGGTTAGCATAAATTGCCTCTTCGTATCCTACGGGAGTACGGTTGGTGTTGGTACCCGCAGTCGCAGTATCCTCGGACGTCAGGCACGCTGGGTGTTCTATGATGGTATCGCATGGGTCAGCGTATCCGTGCATAACTGAACGCCGCTCTTCGTACATATTGGTCAACCACAAGTACTCAATTGGTAGCGGAAGAATACTCGCACGATGCGTCCAGTTCTTTTGAGTGATAAGCATAGAAAGAACTCGGTCGTCTGCTTTCTTATCGTGAATAGGGTTAGATGCCTCCTTAACCCACTCGTCTAGAATCATGTGAGATTTGGGGGAATTTGCAAAATACATCGTTCCTCCCGAAGTTTCAAATGAATACGGGTCAAAGCATATATCGGTTAAGAAATCCGCCGATGAACGAGGGTCCATGTTCCAACCACGAGCCATGAAATCAACATTTTCCATATCAAACAAATGGGGGTACTTGTTCACAAACATATCACCGTCAATGTAGAGAACTGCGCGTCCCTGACAAGCCTGTAGTGCCTTCTTAATGAAATACGGCTTTGCGTTAATAGCATACTGGTACTGATTGAATTCCTTCCCATCAATAACCACCTTTGGCTGGAAGGGGTACTGTACCGCCATATAATTACATTCCATCTCTTTGCAGCGGTTTTCCCACAGCTTAATCATATCTTCAAACGAAATAGGGTCATGTCCCTTTCCCAAGGTTCGCTCCTTAGCGAACATTTCATTCGGTTTCGTGTTAATAAGAGCCTTAATCTTGTCGCTATTAAAGAAGTTTTCCATATACACTTTTATTTCTCTAGTGACTGCTTTCAACCGTTCGGCAGCATCTTGATTACTGGGGTCACGTTTTACTTCGGCTAAAAGGTCTCTCTTTCGGGCGGTCATTGCCTGAAAATCTTCATCCGACTCATTCAAATCGTCAGTTAGGTCATCTTTAAGTTGCTCCTGTAACTCTCCAATACAAGGTTTCTGGGTATTCTTGTTCTTGTTGTTACCTCCCCACCAATATGTAACTACCACGAACTTGCTATTGGGGTTAACGGTCAAATTTGGAGTCATCGGTGTATTATCCATGATATCCTTGATGTCGGGACGTACTCCCCCACGCAGTTTTACGTTGCGCGCTGTTTTGCGGCGCCGGTTTCCCATATTGTCTATCAGGCTGAATATTTTCTCTCTGAAACTCTATAAAATGCCCGAACAGAAGACTGCCGCTCCTGGAGTTGATGTTAGTGATTTAATTGCTCGCCTGGTCAAGTATGCGCTGGAGGGTCTCGCGGTCGCCATCGCGGCCTATCTGCTGCCCGGCAAGGTGCTCAAGCTGTCCGAGATTGGAATGATTGCCCTGGTCGCGCTCGCCACGTTTGCTATCCTGGACATTTATGCTCCCAGCGTTGGCTCGTCTGCTCGCTCGGGTGCCGGTTTCGGTATTGGCGCGAACCTGGTGGGCTTCCCCCGCCTGTGAACAGTAAAGTCTTCACATTCTGCGCTATAGATATATAATGGACGCGGTTCGGTATAACGGTAACTGGTTCAAGATTAGCCCGAAAGAGTATGAGCCCGAACGACAAACATACGAAATTATGTGGGAAAGGGTACGAGAGCCACTCATTCTATCTCCCGAAGCCTATCGCAAATGGTACGCTGCTGAACAAAAAAAGGTAAAAGTTTTATACCCTTCTTTTCGTAAAGATGAAACTTGAAGTTATATTCTTTGTGCTAGGTTGTGTGGCAGTTATTCTAATTGCCTACACTGTCTACATAAGTTTAGAACTCGCCGTATCCGGTGTGAAACTCCCGGGAGGTTCGGCTTCTGCTGGCGCCGCCACCCCTACTCAACAATCTGGTACTCATACATCAGGAAACCCTCGTTTTTTGATGTTTTATACTACTTGGTGCCCGTGGTCAAAGAAAGGAAAGGCTCAGTGGGACGCCTTCAAAGTAGAACTTGAACGGTTCCCCGTAACTTTCGGAGGCAAATCGGTAACACTTGAAGATATAGATGGGGACGTTCAACGCGATATGATTCGTGACTACAAGATTTCAGAGTATCCGACATTCAAATTAGTTCATGCGAAAGGCGAAGTCGGAATGGAGGGATACCCAAGCCCTGCTAAGTTCCGCGATTTCCTAACTAAGAACCTTGGAGCTGAGGAACCGGCTAAACTGGTTACCAGAGTCAGCTAAAATTTCATCAATATTGAATTCTGATAAATCGGAATCACTATATAAATTTGGATACGACAAAGATACAGTATTTACAGATGATTGTGATTTTTCATTATGTATTGTAACAATATTGTACAATTCTTTTGCATAATCAAAAGCAGATAAAGATTCAAGTTGAGAAGGCATAATACTGTGTCTTCTATACTTGTTCAAATTGATAACGATTGTATCTGCGCTGCAAATAGACGTTAAATTTGGCGTCAGTATGTTTCCATCAATGTACAAACAGTCGCCAAGTTGTTGCGGATGAAACAGAAAGGGAATACAACAGGAACATCGCAGAGCATCAAGCACATAAACGTCACCGGAAAATATAGTGGGGACACCTTTAGTTATATTAGAGGATACAAGATAGAGCGGCATTTCCGCGTCTTTCAATTTTTTGTTCTGTATATCAATATTAGCAGTTTTGAATAACTCAATCATTCGGGTATTGAAGACATTCATATCATAGAACCCCTTGCTAGTGAACAACTTTGATATGTTTTGAACTTCAAACTTACTTGGTATCAATTTCTGAACTGACGAGTTCGTCTTAACGAATTCCAATATAGTTTCTATCGGAATCCCGAAGGCAATACAGGATGCGATAACCGAACCGACCGAGGACCCATAAATTCCATCGGGAAACACGAGTGGTTGATGCTTTGATAATTCCATGAGGGCACCAATTTGAAGAATTCCTTTCGCTCCGCCTCCACCTAATCCAAGTTTGCGAATGACCGGAGACATTCTCTTAATCATATAAAGCAGGGATGGAGAAAGCCTCTGAAATTTTGAAAGAACAAGAAGAACGTCGCGAGAATCGTATGGCTGCGATGGGTCCGGTTATTCAGCAAATTCAAGCAAAAATTCGCCAGCAGGCAATCCATAATCCCAACGCACCCTACATACTTTACGAAGTTCCTACTTATGTATTCGGGTATCCACTGTTCAGTAATAAAGAGGCTTTGGAGTTTTTGGTTCGCGAGTACTCAAAGGCAGGTTATTGGATTTGGATAGTAGAAAATAAGTATCTGTTCATATCCTGGATGAAACCCATAAAGAGTCGCGATGGAGGTCGTCCGGTGCTGATGACAAATTATCGTCCGATGGTTTACGACCCAACCACCCTCGCTTTTATGCCACATGATAAGTAAAGATGGATACTTCACGTATCGTATTTTATGTTTTGCTGATTGTTCTACTGGAAACTATGGCTATGTCGTGTTTCAAGAAAAGTATGAATGATTATCGGTTTTTTGTAGCAGGAATGTTATTCTATGCCGGTGTGGGGTTTATGTTGTGTCAGACCTATCAGTACACCGGTATTGCTATGACGAATGCGCTGTGGTCTTCGTTGTCGGTAATGGCCACGACCATAGTTGGTGTAATGTTATTTAAAGAAGTTTTACACGTACACGATTACATTGCTATTGCTATGATTGGCGGAGGTGTTATGATTTTGAAATTCACACGATAACCGTGCGTTATTATCGTTAAAAATGGACTCGTGGCGTAATACACCAGGAGAATATCACCATGGACTGTGAACATAAAACTACTGTATTAGAAGACGGACAACATGTATGCATAGATTGTGCGAGGATTTTGAATCAGTTTATTGACGAAGGAGCTGAATGGAGACAATATGAAGATGGTAAAGGAGAAGACGCGGGACGAACTGGATTCGTAACCTCCGAACTGTTACCAACATCGTCTTACGGCTCTGTAATTTCGCATAAAGGTATTTCATCTACCAACACATTCATGAAAGGCATACAGAGACTGTCTTGTTGGTCTTTGTTCTCGAATAGCGAACGTTCTTGGATGGGAATATTCGACGCGATTCAAATGTCGTGTAATCACGCAGGGCTTCCGAAGGCAGTTATCATGGAAGCGTGTGGAATGTATAAGCAACTGGAAGACGCACAAAAAGTCCGAGGGGAAACTCGCCGAGCCTGTATGGGAGCAGCAGTATTTGTCGCCTGTCGCAACCAGCACGCTTCTCGCACTCACGAAGAAATCGCAAATATGTTTCAGGTAAACATTCGTTCCTTGTGTAAGGCGGTTGGCAGATTTGAACAGACGAACAATTCGGTTCTGGACACACAACTTGGTTTGGTCGAGCGTATATCATCGGCCCTGAATTTGAACGACAAGCAACGGGAGGGTGCTATTGATATGCTCAAAATGATTTCAAGTTTGCCCGAGGATGAGTTTGAACATACACCAAAAACGATTGTTGCTGGTGTAGTATCTTATGTTATGGGAGTTCACGTAAAAACCAAAATGAAACCTGTATCGGAAGCGGCGGGTGTATCAGTACTCAGTATTCACAAAATTGTAACCAAACTCAAAACGATGCAATGAACCATGTGAGCGAGTTAGTACCACTACCTGCGTTACCATCTAGAGTTACTACGAAATATCCGCCCAACTCTACGGTTAAATTTGGAACTATCGTTCTAACACGTCTGAAGTCACCGTCTAGACTTCGATGCGTAGCAATTATTATACTATTAGCAGTTACCCTTGAATGATATACGGTTACTGTGGATTGGCCTGACGTAAAAGCTACTACACCACATTGAGCCGTCAGTGGTGCTTCAACGGAGCCAGTACCACTTCCTCTACTCGCAAATATCAGGTTATCAATGTTTACTAAATCGGTCTTTGTTGTATACCCGCCCGAACCGTCCTTTACAATCTTCGGAGAAATGATATGGTTGAGTATATTTTTAACCGTTGTGGTGTTTGCGAATGGGTCGGCAGACATTTGTATATACAAAACGGAAACGATTTAACTACTTTCTGTTGTATCAAACATGGAGCCTCTATTCGATACGTCTAGCACCAGCCTCGGTCAGCGCTACACTTTGTTCCCAATTTCTCCGTACGAGGAAGACCTCTATAAGATGTACAAGAAAGCCGTCGCAACCTTCTGGACCGTCGAGGAAGTTGACTTCGCAAAGGATAAGGACGACTGGAATAAATTGAACGACAACGAGCAGTATTTCATTAAGCAGGTACTGGCGTTCTTCGCGGGGTCCGATGGTATCGTTCAGGAAAACTTGGCGACTCGGTTCCAGCGGGAAATTCAGTCACCCGTTGCTCGTTTGTTTTATGGTCTTCAAAACGCCATGGAGGGCATCCATTCAGAGACATATTCCCTGCTGATTGACCAGTACGTTAAGGACAAGAAGGAGCAGGAAAAGTACTTCCGGGCGATTGATACTATTCCGTGTATCCGTGACAAGGCAGAATGGGCGCTCAAGTGGATTGAGTCCGCCGAAGATTATGCGACCCGACTTGTGGGATTTGCGTGCGTCGAGGGTATCTTCTTCAGCGGCTCATTTTGTGCTATTTATTGGGTCAAGAAACGAGGTCTGCTACCGGGTTTGACGTTCTCAAACGAACTCATTTCTCGCGATGAGGCACTACACACGGAGTTTGCGGTTACTCTGTATCACAAACTACAGAACAAACTTACCGAAGCACAAATCCAGCGAATCATTCGTGATGCAGTAGATATTGAAACAGAATTCATTTGCTCTGCGCTCCCCTGTTCACTTATCGGCATGAACTCTCGGGATATGAAGGCTTATATTGAGTTCGTAGCAGACCGGTTATCTGTACAGCTCGGATGCCGTAAGATTTATAATTCCCAAAATCCATTTGATTTCATGGAACTGATTTCACTCGAAGGAAAGACCAACTTCTTTGAGAAGAAGGTGAGTGAGTACTCCAAGCCCGGTGTGGGTATGAACGCAGCAGATATGGAAATCCGATTGGACGAAGAGTTTTAACGAGTATACTTAGGAGCAATGTATACTACTCGGTTTGTCATGACCTTCGTAGTCGGGAGCTGACGCTTGAAGGTTGTGATTGTTTTATTGGTAGCAGTCGTCCATAAAAATTCAGATACACCCGCCGTTTTGATGACTGGCTGATATAAATGCGAAAGTGGTTTCACAGTGTTCTGTGGCGTCTGAGCCTGTGCCGAAGACAGTTTTTTCAATCGGGTAAACGCAGACGCATCAGGAGCATTAACGGGCATTTGTATTGAAAACGGAAAAAGGTTTTAGAACGAAGAGACAATACAACCAAAATGAAGGTATCAACAATCATCCTACTGCTCACGTCGGTCATGGCCTCTAACATGCGTGGATATGTGTGTGACGTAGATACCTGCCCTCGTAATCTAGTTGCCACGACTTACAGTGGTAGTTCTTCCATGACTGCTACATCAAGCCAATCGCAAACGGCATCGCCCAGTCCTTCTGCTACCGCCACCCGTACGCCTCCGACTCGTACTAAGACCGCCACCATTAGTCGCTCCAAGTCACGCTCTCGCTCGCGCACACCTTCCCGCTCTCGCTCACGTTCCCGCTCACGGTCTCGTAGCGTAAGCCGGACGCGTTCAATTAAATATCGCAAGTAGAGTCGTTCAAACTTAAAGAATAGATACTCATAAACTACTAAATGGACCTAACGTATGTTACTATCGTCGTGCTTGCCTCTATGATTTTTGTATTATCTGGGATGATTGGGTACCTATACTGGCAGCAGACTCGTCTCCATCAGAACCTTCAGTCACTGGGTATTGTGGTTTCTACCCTAGTAAACCAGCCTCCACCGCCCCCTCCTCTGGAAGAAGAGCCAGCAGTTCAGCCCGAACCACCGCAGGAAGTTGTTGCACAGGTTGAGGAGGATGACCGTCTTTCCGTAGAGCATGTTACCGAGACCCCAGCCCCCACCAAGGAAATTGACGTGGACGAGCTGGAGTCAAAGACCAAGCCCGAACTCCATGCGATTCTTCAGGAGAAGGGAATTCCATACAACAAGAGCGATAAGAAGTCGCAGCTAATTGAGATTCTCAAGGCGACGTCGTAATTCAAAACGGAATTTGATTACCAAAATTGATGATTAAAAATGATTCCCGGTATACTTGAACTTACTTCAAGGACCAAATACGGTATGACATCTCGTAATGTCCCTTTGTACCTATTTCGTCCTCTGAATCAAAAACTTGAAAAATGTATTGTTGGTTCTACCCATATTTCAGCAAATAATGTTCTTGCTTTGGTAGACGTAGCAAAATGGGAAGTATCAAAGTTATCTAGAGGACACTTAAAACGTATCTTGGGAAACTGTGGGGATTTTGATGTAGAAGAAGACGCATTGTCCTATCAATACCGAAAACAAGGCTGGTCTGCTGGGATAACCATTTGTATTCCAAATCGTCAACCCGAAAGACACCAAATTACAGGAGTTTCATTCAATATTGACCCTGCTGGGTGTCGCGATATTGACGATGTGTTCACAATTGGCGACGATGGATACTTCTATATCACAATCGCAGATGTATCCGAATGGATGAAAGAGAATCCAGAATCACTGCGGAAAGCACAAGTGATTGGACAAACACAATATACAATCGACGGACAAATTATTCAATCTATGATTCCATTTGAAGAAGATTGTTCGTTATTTCCGGATGTCGAACGTATGGGTGTATCTTTGCGATTCAAGCTAACTGATTCCCAAGTGGAGGATGTTCAGTTTATCAAGACACGAATTACAAACAATATTTCGTATACGTATGATTCAGTATACAAGTCGGAATATGCAGGAACATTAGAACATATTGTAAAAATATTGGGTTGCGAAACTTCCGATTCACACGATTGGGTCGCCCAGCTTATGATATTCTATAATACGGAAGCAGCAAGGGTCCTGAAACAAAAAGGTCAAGGTATCTTGCGGGTTCATTCTGCTCCGGATGTAGAAAAGTTGGAGGCGTATAAATCGCTGGGAGTTGATGGACAGTTTCTCGCTTTCAAATCGGCTAAATATGTCCCAACAAGTTCCGATGAGAAACATTGGGGATTGAACACAGACCTTTACTGCCACGCAACATCGCCGATTCGCCGGTTTGCCGATGTAGTTAACCAGTATGTACTGAAAGGTGAAACTCCACCCGACGTTGACCTGGATATGCTGAATGAACGTTCTAATGAACTAAAACAATATGCGAGGGATGCGTTCTTTATCCGACAGCTCCGAAGTGGTAAGCGGCAAGTAACTGGTGTATCCCTGAACGACCATCGCGTTTGGGTTCCCGAATGGAAGCGGATTGTTACATGTAAAAATAACAGCCTACCGGGTACACACGGCAAACTGCAGTTCTCGTTGGATATGAATCAATCTACCTGGAAGCGGCGCATGGTCTTCAAATTCGAAGATACAACGAATCTGGGATAACAAATCCACGCACTAGTTTCTGTTCTACTCCAATCATTTTTTCAATCATTTCAGTATCCTGCTGAATAGTTGCGATACTTACCCATTCACGCACAACGTTAGCCAACTTCAAAATAGCACGAACGAAGTTACCATGTTCAATACCATATTTTTCACATACAAAGTCGTTTCCATTCAGCCAATCCCCAACAACATCGTGCCAGTAATCGGTTACATCCCAATTTGATTGTAATAGTTCGCTTTTCATCAACAGCACTCCATGTTTTCGCAGCTTATCAATGTGTTCAGTCGGAGGAATGATTTCATCAGTTGTCGGCTGCTCCAAGAAGCAGGATAATGTTTTTACAATACCACCGACTGTTTCGTGGTGAATCCATTTGTTTACATACAGTTCCGTCATCAGCAGTGGATGTCCTTCGTGAATTTCAGAGGCAATCAGGCCCTTGGGGGTAAGTTGGTCGCCATCAATATACTGATTCTTGAACAAGAACGATTTGCGAGTTTCAATGTCTTCCAAGTAAGATTGCAAATTGCGCACATCAACTTCTACTTCTGTAAGTTTACGCTTCAAGCTTTCAAATTTAACAAATTCATTCTTTGCTTTTTCCCATTTGGGTCCCACGTGAGAATTGTCCCATTTGGAAAGTTCCTGCTGAAACTTTCGCTTTTCAGCGTTTGACGATAGTTTGAAGTTGTACTGAATATCGCTTCGGAGCTGGCAATCAGACATCAAAGTTTCATCAAATAATGATACCTGCTTCTCAATGTCTGCTTGTTTCCTATGTAACTCTTTTAGCTCCGCGATATTCTGATTGACCCAGTAGGTATCACCCTGTACAGATTTGCCCGAACCAATCGTCGACAGGATAAATGAGTAGTCAAACTTCATTTGGGAAGTTACAGTTGCCCGTTTTCCACTCATCATATCCTTCACACACTGCGGGTCCTCCGGTTCCCGATTGGGTAAATAGATTACAATGCCCTTATCATCCTTGCCTCGGCGACCAGCTCGTCCCGCCATTTGAATATACTCGGACGTTCGGAGCATTCGGATACTGTCGTCAAACTTACGGTATGATGTGAATACTACAGTTTTTGTAGGCATGTTGATTCCGACGGCGAACGTTTCGGTAGCAAAGAGTACTTTAATGAATCCTTTATCGAACAGAACTTCTACAATCTCTTTCAAAATTGGAAGCATCCCCGAATGATGAAATGCGATACCTTTTTCTAGCAGGGAATTGAGTTTGTGAAACCCTTCAATTTTTTGAAGTTCGGTGTATTTATGAAGATGAAACTTTACGATATGCTTGACGTCTGCCGTTTCGGAAGAAGTCAGCAAATCGGAAGATACTTTGGTCGCATACTCCTCACAAAGTTTGCGAGAAAATACGAAGAACAAAGCGGGTTTGTCTACCTTCAAAATTAGTTTATTCATTCGGTCAAGAAAGCTTCCGATTCGGATGCTTTTCTCGATAACCTGTCCTTCCTCCCGGACCTTGACTTTTTCCTTATGTTTTCTCAATTCATCTTGCTGATTGTAGTATTTGCGAACCCATGCTTTGTACGTTTCGAACTTGAAATTATCTTTTGCGTCCATGATTACTTCACCGTCTTCCGTCATATGAACGAGTGGAACTACACGGTGCTCTGTAGAAATAAGATGGCAACGCTTTTTCTTGGTGGTAGTCAACCAGTCTACGAATTGCTCTGGCGAATCCAGTGTAGCAGATAATAGAACCAAATTAACTTCGGAGGGTAGCAAAACCAAGCATTCTTCCCAAACACTACCACGTCCTGGGTCATTAATGTAGTGAACCTCATCAAACACTACTGCGTCCAAATTTTGCAGAGATAGTTCGGCTGTAACTCCGATATGCTCGGTAGCGGTTCCCTGTTTGTACAACAAATTACGCAGGATTTCAGTAGTCATGATAACAATATCTGCTTGAGGGCAGAACTTGATATCGCCCGTCATAATACCCACCGTTACTCCACGGGCATCCTTTTCGTAAATCTTCTTCAAGTCGTGAAACTTCTGATTGGAAAGAGACTTGATGGGCGTCGTGTAAAACACTCGCTTACCCTTATTCAGGGAACGCCAAATTTGATATTCGCCTACTAGTGTCTTACCCGAGCCTGTTTTGGCGGTTACAAGAACATTTTCATCTTTCTGGATTGCGGAGATTGCTTCTGTCTGAAACGGGTCCAGTGGAAAATTGAAGGGACTGTCGGACATTCTGATACCATATATACGTATATTTTCAGATTCCATTTTGGTCTTCATATTTCACGCACAGTAAGGTAATGAAGCTCGTGTCCTTTGACGTTGGGCTGCGGAATTTGGCGGTTTGTGTGATGGAAGGAACTTCACGTTCTAATGTAAAAATATTACACTGGGAGGTGATTGACGTTATGGCCGAATCGGTCGGACTGGATAATCCAAAATGTCACAAATGTAAAAAATCAGCAAATTGGGTACAGAATGGTAAATACGCTTGCAAACCGCATACCACTTTATCCGGAAAGGTTCCCACCAAAAAATCCCTGAACGAAAAGTCGACTGAATTGCTACAGAAGGACGCCACGGCATTTGGCCTGAAATGTACCACCAAAAAGCAACTAGTGGATTCACTTTATGATTACTACAAAGCCAACACCTGGACACGGTGTATCAAATCAACTAAACAAGTGAGCGTCGTTGACCTGGCGGGACCTATAGCAGGAGCATTAGAAGCCAGACGCTCTACATGGGAAAACGCAGACCTTGTGATTTTTGAACAGCAACCCGACAAGCGTATGTTGTGTGTACAGGCTATGCTTCACATGTGGTTTGTATGCCAAGGGTACCGCTGTAAGGGGGTAAGTGCAACGCATAAGTTGACTAACATTATTACCCTACAGGACTCTACCAAGACCTACAAGGGGCGAAAGAATACTGGGATTATCCACGCCCAAGAACTTGTAACCGACAAAACGTGGAATACCTTTATGATGAAGCACCCCAAGAAAGACGACTTAGCAGACTGTTATCTACAGGGGTTGTGGGTATTGGAACATTAATGCGTTACAGTTTTCAGAACTGAACCATCTAGAACTAACAAATGGCTGATGCCTTATTTGGAGCCGAACTTCTGTCTAATCCAAACATAACCGGAGCGCCCGACCTAAAAATGGCCGAGCTCGATTCTATTGAACTTCCTTCTTTTAACACAGAAGAGCCCCCACCCGCCCCTAAGCTGTTCCCATCGGTTAACAACGCAGGCCCGGCACAGACGAGTGATGGCTTCCAGAACATGAACGCAGAGCAGTTTATTCCTGCTGCGTCCCGGCGTATGTCCGAAGAGCACTCAATGAAAGAAAAGTATGAACTTCTTCGTAAGTTTGAGCGCCTACAGAAACTGGGCGTTCCCATGCGTAAGCGTTTTACCCTTGACTCGCCCATTGATGAGATGAAGATGGAGCTGGAATTCATGCGTCGTGAGAAGCAGATGGACCAGACCATCAAACAGTTTTGCGATTGGTTCATTACTGGCATGTCTGCGCTGGAATGGTCTTCCAAGAACGTTGCACTTATGAAGGCATTCGGACTACAGCTGGATGGTCTGTCTGAGTCCGCCCAGATGAACGTTGGCGATATGGAGGAGGATTTTGAGGAACTTTACGACTTATACGGAGAGAAGATGAAGATGCACCCTCTCGTTCGTATTCCAATTCGTACTTGTATGATGGTCTATATGGTACACCTG